ACCAATCAATTACTATGCTCGCATAATAAATCATATTGCCTCACGCATGTGTGTGCAGACGCACACGTACACACATACGTGTGTACACGCACATGTGCGTACATGCGTACATGCGTACATGCGTACACGTATAGGCAGGCAGGCAGGCAGGTTGCCTACACAAATATATCTAACTGATTGAACGTCAGACAATTAGGCATAGGGGTAGAGGTATCGTCAAACGACAACAGACTGAACGTCAAATAGTTAGCCAGAAAAAACGGCAAAAAATCCAGAACAAATCTTCGATTTGATTTTTTTTTAGGGGGTGGGGGGTGCTTTCCCTTTTTAGGTAGTCATCGTCATATATACATATTGACCAATTGCTACACATATCTGACAAGCTAAAAAAAAGTCTTATATTTGTATTATAATATTAAAGACATGAAACATAAGATGGACAAGCCTAAGAAGCGACAGGTAATCAGAACCAACAAGGATGGCGTCAAGACCAAGCAGGTATTAAAGGATGGTGTAGTCAAGAAGACTGTCACACGAAGTAAAGGTGGGGTCGAGAAGGAGATAGAGCGAGGCAATAAGCGTATCGAGGTACAGAAGTATAAGGACGAGGGAGTAAAGAACAGAACTGTAATTGATATGGTAAAGAACTCTGCATTCAAAAACCTTCCACACTCTATGGTGAAAGAGGCAGCGAAGCCAGAGAACAACATACTACCAGCCAACAAGATGGACAGAATGGAGCAGATGAAAAACCAGCGGATGATTAACATGCTAAACAGGGAGTCAAAAAAGCAACGAAAAGAAAACAAATAGATATGAACAAGTACCAAGACAAAGAGGCGTCGATGGACGACTACTCTCACGAGAGAAAGCTAAGGATAGACGGACGCTATGAGGCGGCCCATGGAAAGATGGCAGACGCTAAGGAGGACTTCGATCACGCACACGCACTCAAGAAGGACGCACACTACGACGCAGAGTCACGCAAGCAGTTCAAGGGGCACATACACATGCTATACAAGCGATAGATGTGGCAACTGATTATAGAGAACAGGATCAGGTTTGGGATAAATGTGGGATTTGAGTTCTACGCACCAGACGAGGACAACGATGATTATGAGTTTCACGTCAATTTATTAATAATAAAGATAAAGATATTATGGCTTTAAATAATTACACAACGAGCAGCAGGTTTACTGACAGGACTTCGCCTCCTCCAGTAAATGGTGAAGTTGTAGATTTACCTGAGGTGTCTGTTACGGAAAAGGGTGAGACAGCTAGAGAGAGAAATGATAGGAGGTACAGAGAGTACCAGGCTCAAGTTAACGAAAGAAATCGCCTAATGTCTGAGGAAGACAAAAGGGTTGCAATGAATCGTAGGGATATAGAAAACTATGACCGCAATGTTGAGGAATACAACATGTCAAATGAGGGGGCTGACTTTGAGAGAGATCAAAGAGCTAGAAAGGATTTTAGTATGTTTGCTGGCGGTGGTAAAAAGGTTGGTTCAGATGCATTGAAAATATACAACGAGCGTCAAAGAAAAGAAGGGAGACCTATCGCAACGAACCTGTACAGGCCTGCAGATTTTAAGGATGACGCTGAGTTTCTTGAGGCACTTATTCCCAAAGGCACAAGAAGGGGATCAATATTTCTTTCTGACATTAGGAGGCCATCTAAATATATTCCAAAGAAATATGATGAGGTTGATTTTCCAGAGATTGAATTTGACTTAGATAGAATGAAAGTAACACCTGCAGAATTAAATACACGCAGACAAAGGGCAGGTAATATAGAAATTTCAGGTAAGACTGAGTATTCAGATCCTAGAATGCCATCACGCGGTAAGAGGGATGTATTTAAGGGAGATAGGATTAAGTATGCCAGTAAGGGTCAAAGAGATAATAATATAGGAAGCGATAGACGTCGTTTCAGACAAGAAGAGCGACTTGCAAAGGCAACCTACGGTCGTGGCTTAGAGCAAATGACTGAGGGTGAGCTTGACGAGAGAAAGGCGATCTTAAAAGAAAGAAAGCGTGATCAGATGAGGGGAGGTAACTTCTTAAAAAACCTAGCGGTAAATCAGGACGCAAGGAGAGAGATTAGGGATATAAACCGTGCTAAGAGATACAGCGACATGGTAGGTGGTGATGACACTTTTAGTATATCTGATCGTGTGAAGATGGGTAAGATAGGTAAAAGTGCCAAGCAAAAAGGTCCTAAATACTTCACCCCAGAAACAATGCAGGGTTTTAGGGATTCAACAGACAATCCACTAAATAGGAACAGAAGAGGTTAAATAAATAAGCAAAAGCCCACCTAAACGGTGGGTTTTTTGTATATTTGTAAAAAATAATTAAATCAAATGATAGTAAAACAGGTACACCTTGGCGACAGCGGCCAAGAGAAACTAAGGGCTGGAATCAAGAAAATTGCGGGAGCTGTAAAGAGCACACTAGGGGCTAGGGGACGTACTGTCCTTATAGAGTCAGAGAATCATGTCGGTGGCATAACGGTCACAAAGGACGGTGTGACGGTCGCCAAGTCGATCAACCTATACGACCCGACCGAGAACCTGGCTGTGATGATGATGCGTCAGGCTGCCGAGAAGACTGCCACTATGGCTGGCGACGGGACGACTACATCTATCGTACTAGCGGAGGCGATCATAGACGCAGCGGAGATGTATATAAAGGATGGTGACAACGTGACCGAGGTCATCAGGGAGGTCAATTCCATAGCCGAGCGTATAGACACACACCTCAAGAAGAAGAGCAAGAAGGTTAGCGGTAGACGTCTCAGGGATGTCGCTACCATATCCGCAAACAACGACAGGAAGGTCGGTGATATGATTGCTGGAGCGTTTGAGGAGGTAGAGATGGTTACGGTTGAGAACAGTATGAACTCTGATACCTATGTAGACATCATCAAGGGTATGCGTATCGAGCGTGGTTACACATCGAAGTACTTCGTGACTGACCAGAAGAAACAGGAATGTGTGATGGAGAACCCGTATGTATTGATCACGGACCACGAGATCAGTAACCTGGCAAACATAGAGAACATACTGAAGCCTATCGTGGCACAGGGCAAGCCCCTGTTGATCATAGGAGAGCTGAGTCAGAATGTGCTTAACACATTGAATGTCAATGCATTACAGGGTAAAATTAAGGTGTGTAACATACTCCCTCCAAACTTTGGGTACAGGCAGAAGGAACTCCTAGAAGATCTGGCGGTCGCACTTGGAGGTACATACTTCTCTGACGACACTGGGGACGACCTGTCTGTGATACAGTTGGGAGACCTGGGGCGTGCGGCAAAGATAGTCGTGCGTAAGGACATGACGGTTATTATGCATTCAGAGGAGATGGCTGACACGATAACTGACCATGTAGAGGTGTTGAAGAAGGTTGTTTGGACTACAGAGAGAAAGGAGGACAGGGACTTCCTTCAGGAGCGTATTGCTAACCTATCTGGCGGCATAGGTGTGATACATGTAGGTGCACTCACTGATATAGAGCAGAAAGAGAAGCGTGACAGGATCGACGATGCAGTCTGTGCAGTGCAGGCGGCTATCGAGGGTGGTATACTACCTGGAGGTGGTATAGCCTTGCTTAATTCTATGGATCTGGTTGATTCTGATTCTGTGGCGTCTAATATAGTTAAGCATGCACTGTTCGCACCATTTAATCAGATACTAGAGAACGCTGGTAGAGATGGAGCATTCACGGTAAAAGACTTAGGCAGGGATGGCGTTGGATACGATGTGAGGAATGATAAGGTGGGTGACATGATCAAGATGGGAATAATAGACCCAGCTAATGTAACACGAAACGCACTAGAGAACGCTGTATCTGTTGCGACCACAATAATGAGCACGAGTTCAATAATAACAAACGTGAGAGACAATGGAGATACTAAATAAATTTATTCTGGTCGAGAGGGTCTACGAGAAGAAGACTAGTTCAAGCGGACTTATAATGAGCGACGAGGACTCAAACGATATGCGTTACCAGCGTGGTAATGTTAAGGATGTTGGATTTAATGTAAAAGGTATAGAGGGTGGAGACACCGTTATATTTGATAAGGTATCGGCACACGATGTGTTGATAGGGGATGACAGGTTTACTATCATTCAAGAGAAGGACGTTGCCTGCGTTCTTTAAGATCCCTATTGGCATCCTTCACCGCAATGGACAGAACCTTGTGTGAGAAGGGTGCCGTCCTTTTAAATATCTTATTTCTTCTAGGCGACTCAGGCAGTTCCTCAAAGCCTAGCATCTTCCTATAGATCGTAGATATCATCTTCTTACCTTTCTGTGATACCTCATATAGAAGTGCCTCTCCCCATCTCTTCTCTCTGAACTTTCTTATGAATCCATCCCTTAGTAGTCTATCAAACCTGAACCTATCCCAGGACATATGGTTGGCATACCTGTCGAACTCCTTCCTGGAGAACAGGTGTTCTGAGTATAAGAACATCAGCATGTCTAAATCTGCAGATGACTTAAGGTCATAGTTTATGACGGCCCATCTTCGTATCACGCTCCAGTGCTTCATGAAGTCGTACTTAGCCTCTCGTGTAAAAAATATTTTATCCTCCCTTTTGGAGATTCTCTTCTTTACCTTTGGAATCATTTTATTATATTTGTATTTGTAACAAAGATACTTATAAATGCCAAAAGACGCCTGTTATAAAAAAATAAAGAGACAGTACAAGGTATTCCCTTCGGCTAGAGCTTCACAGGCTATAGCCAAGTGTAGGAAGAAAAAGGGCAAGGTCACTAAGTCTTCCAAGGGTGCAAGCCTTAAGAGATGGGAGAAGGAGAAGTGGATAGACACACGTACTGGTAAGGCTTGTGGTGCGGGTAAGAAGAATGAGTACTGCAGACCGACTAAGAGGGTCTCATCCAAGACTCCAAAGACTAAGGGTGAGATGTCTAAGTCTGAGTTAGCTAGAAAGAAGTCAGAGAAGTCTAGGGTAGGAATGGGTAAACGTGTAAAACCATTAAAAAGAAAAAAATGAATGTAAAGCAAATGAAAGACGTCGTCAAGCAGTTGAAGGGTGCCTCAAGGATGCACGCACAACAGGCGGCTAAGATTGAGAAGATGATTAAGTCAATGAATGGTAAAACTAAAACTAAGAAATAATGCCGACAGTAAAGTACAAGTGTAAAGACACAGGAAAGATGAAGGAGAAAAAATTTCCTTACAATTCAGTAGGTAAGGCAAATGCAAGTTGGTTTGCAGGTCTAATGAACTCTCAAGGGAGAAACGCTACTCTTAAGAATAATCCTAATAAGAAGATGACCGAGACGGGTTATTAAAAAGATAGTTATGAACAAGAAACAAATGGACTCAATACCTATGAAAAATAAAGATATCAAGGTGTTGACAAAGAGACAGCAGTATATAGCTCAACAGTCTGGAGACCCAAATAAAATTGAAGCCTCTGACTTTAAAAAGCTAAGAAAGAAGGGATAATGTCAAAGAGGGTAGACAAGAGCAGTATGCCTTGCAACAAACCCAGAGCATCAACCAGACCAGGTAAGAAGAAGATGGTCAAGGGTTGCGAGGGTGGCAAGGAGAAGATTATACACTTCGGTGCGAAGGGTTATGGTCACAATTATTCTGCGGCTGCCCGTAAGTCTTTTAAGGCTAGACACAAGTGTGGCACTGCAAAGTCTAAACTTACTGCCAGGTATTGGGCCTGTAAAAACCTATGGGCTGGAAAGGGTGGATCTACAAAAAGTTCACCAAAGAGCAAGAGAGGTAAATATTAAAAGATGATTAAGATAAAGAAACATAAGGGACTTGGAGACACGGTAGAGGCCGTGACTAAGATGACGGGCATTCAGCAGATAGTTAAGGCTGGATCAAAGGCATTTAATCAGCCTTGCGGATGTGATGACAGGAGAAAGAAACTAAACGAATTATTTCCGTATGGGAAAAAGTAAGACATCTAAGTACTACGAGGAGAATCCTGAGGCTGCTGAGAAGCGTCGTAAGTACCAGCGAAAGCTGAACAAGACCAAGAAGCAGAAGGACTACCGTGTGGAGCACACAAGAGAGAGGAGACGTCGTGGGATAGATGGCGAGGGAGGCAAGGATGTCAGTAAGAAAAAAAATGGTAAATTTGTACTTGAACATCCGTATAAGAACAGAGCACGAAATGGTGCCGACGGTAGGAGTACTAAAAAATAAAAAAAATGGGATACCAAAAATTACAAGCAAACAGAGCAGCGGCTGTAACGCCAAGCAACACAGTTAACATACCATACGTTGGAGATGCCGCTGGCGATAAACTATGGGCTTGCGTGTTGTATGTGGGCAGCATAGCGGGAGGCACAGACCTAAAGGTATTGACAGCTGGAGGAGACGAGGTCACTTTCAAGGGGCTTACCGCAGGGACATTTATACCTGTTCAGGTCGTTAGAGTTTTCGCAACAGGCACAAATGTATCTGAGATAATAGCACTCTGGTAGAATGCCAATGCAGATCTCCATATCTAACTCTATAGGAGGTAACCTCGGCTCAGGTGGGGGAGACACACCGTTTACAAACACTAAAAGTTTTTTTACAAGTAGTGACCCTATGGTTGAATTAGGGAGTAGCGACGGAATAGACTTTTTAAGCCTGTCAACAAAAGCAAGTTTTTCATTTTGGTTTAAGGCTAATACAACTGGTAATGCAACCATACCACTTATAACAATGGTAGCAGGTAAATCATCTCAGTTAAGGGTACAGATAAATACTGACCTAACACAGAATAATTCAACTGTTCAACTTGGTATAAATAGCACGGGTATTGTTTCACACACAATAACTAATTTTAGCGATTGGTCGACATCTTGGCATCATATAATATATTCTTATGATAATACCTCAGGCAACGGTGATTGCACAGTTTTTCTTGACGGTGTTAATCTAAATGTTTTGTCTATGGCGGGTGCTAATTTCCCTGATTCTTCTTCTTTTGCACAAGCAAAAATTGGAATAGGAACAGGTGCGTTAATTCCTGCATATTACACACAGATAGGTATATGGGATACTAACCTAACAAATAGTGAAATGACAGCAATTTATAATTCAGGATGTCCTTCTGATATATCTTCTTACTCACCTGAAGTATGGTTAAAAATGGATGATGCTGTAACACAGGGTTCAGGTGTATCAGTACCTAATAGCGGAAGTGCAAGCGGTACTTGGTCTATTGCGGGCTCTTTAGGAACTCATATTATAACTGATTCACCCTGCTAAAATGAACTAAAAATATGTCAAGCTACTACCGTTCTATATTAAACATACTAACAGTACCGTTCACGAATACTAAGAGTATATTACTTGATGGTGTGGATGATTATGTAGACTGTGGTAATCCTTCAAGTTTAAACTTTCAACATACAGAACCTTTTTCTTTTAGTTTATGGTTTAAGAGAGATGCTAATAATATTTTTCACATACTATTATCTAAAATGAATCCATCAGGTAATCGTAGGGGTTACTTTTTAGGTATAAATTCAAGCAATGTTGTTGCAGTTATGTTAAGAACAGATACATCTTTTACATCACAAAACTTAACTTATAAAAGCACCAATACTATAACAGATACTAATTGGCATCATATAGTTTTTACTTATGATGGTTTAACTGCACAAAGCAGTGGTAAAATTTATATTGACGGGGTAGCTGAAACAGTTGTTGCAACAGGTGGTGGTTCAATAACAAGTATAGAGTCATCTGCTACAACTCCTTTTTTAATGAGTGCGTTAAATACAACACCTTTATTACCTGCTAATGGTAATATTGACGAGGTTGGAATTTTTGGTTCAGAGTTATCAGCAAGTGATGTTACTGCGATATACAATAGTGGAGTGCCTAATGACCTTAGTTCATTGTCTCCTGTATCTTGGTGGCGTTGTGGTGATGGAGATACTTCTCCAACTCTGACAGATAACGGCAGTGGTGGCAATAATGGAACCATGACCAACTTTAGTACATTCAGTACAGACGTACCAACATAAACTAAAGATATGTCAAACTACTACCGCTCCATATTAAACACTCTAACAGTACCGTTCACGAATACTAAGAGTATATTGCTTGATGGAGTGGATGATGAAGTAACATTTAGTGATTTAACAAGTTCAGGCGTTTTTACTTTGTCTTTTTGGATGAAGCCAACAGTATTTAATTCTAACAGTGGTAGCTTTGTAATGGGTAGTAGTGCTAATTCTCAAAACTTTATAAAACTACAAAGTGCAACTCAATTAAATTTTAAAATTGGTAATTCAGCTGCTACATTTACTGAAAGCTCAAATGTTTTAGTATTAAATCAATGGCAGCACATAATGCTTGTTAGAGATGCTTCAAACAATGTTTTCGCCTATAGAAATGGTGCTGCTTTTGGTAGTTCAGTTGCGAAAACTACTACTCTTATAATTAATACCTTTAGTGAAATAGCAAGCTTTTTTACTTATAGTGGTGGTTTAGACGAGTTTGCTTTTTTTACTACTGACCAAACCGCCAACTTAACGGCAATATACAACGGAGGTCTACCTGCATCACTTGCATTATATAGCCCGCTAACTTGGTATAGATGTGGTGATGGAGATACAGCTCCTACACTAACGGATAACGGAAGCGGTGGCAACAACGGAACGATGACAAACTTCAGTACGTTCTCAACTGACGTACCTACATAAATAAAATTATTATCTTTGTGTAAAACATAAAGAAATGCCAACAATACCATATAACGAACAATTTGTCGGGATATCAGCCTCAGAGGATTTAATCGAAAGAGGATCAGCTCAGACAAACAGTGCAAGAACAATCTATACATACGCTGACATTCGAGGTCAAGCACAGTCCGCTGTAGCCATGGCAGGCGTAGTAATCTCATTCACAGAGAATGAAATTTATAACACCTCAGGTGCAGCAGGAACGGGTAACATAACTAACAACCTTACGGATGCTAAGTTAGGAATCGTTCAGAAGCTATACCACCAAGAGGGGTCAGCTCCTTCAGTACCTGCGGGATGGGTTCTTATGGGCTCAGGTACATACAGTACAACAGCTCTTAATGTAATCTATGCTGAGTGGTGTGGAGGAACAAGAGTTGAGTATTGGATTGTACAGCCTGCATAGATGTCAAGCTACTACCGTTCTATATTAAACATCCTAACAGTTCCATTCACCAATACCAAGAGTATATTACTTGATGGTGTGGATGATTTTGTTACAATGGGAGATGTGTTAGACACATCAGATACAGCTGCAGATGCGTTGAGTCTTTCCTTATGGTTTAAAACAACTGATGGTTCTACTCAAGTTTTAGTCGGAAAACAAAATCCTAATTCACCATTTGAAGGTTATAGTATAGCCATAGTGAGCAGTAATAAGATTTATTTCAACATTGGTAATTACACAGGGAATAAATACATACAATTAAGAAGTAGTGCAATTAGCAATTTATCCAATGGAAATTGGCATCACATAGCAGTCACTTATGATGGCAGCAGAGCAGCAAGTGGAGTAAATATATACTTTGACAATAGCCCTTTAACTCTGACTATTGGCAACAATCAGCAGCCAGTTGGCACTCAAAATAGTCAAGACTTTATGATTGGGGCAAGGGGGACAAGTTCATCTAATGCATTGGAGTTTAATGGTAATATTGACGAGGTTGCATATTTTACATCTGAACTATCAGCAAGTGATATTAATTCAATTTATGGCACAGGCGTTCCCAATGATATCAGTAGTTTAAATCCTGTTGGTTGGTGGAGATGTGGCGATGGAGATACTTCCCCTACACTTACGGACAATGGCTCAGGAGGCAACAATGGTACAATGACTAACTTTTCAACTTTTAGCACAGATGTGCCTACTTAAAAAAAGTATTATCTTTGTTTAAAATAAAAAACTATGAGCCTAAGAGTAGCAGACACATATACCACAGTATCAATAGATGACCTTCCAAAGATTGACTTTGCACAGGTCGGAGAGACAAGCGAGAACACAATACGGAAATCACTTAATGATGCTGAGTTTGTTCTTAAGTATGATGCAGAGCCATCATTCATATCTGATGGAACGGTAACACCTCTACAGACAATGACTCACGCACAATGCCTTACTCTCATGGATACATCTGAATGGACAGAGCCAATGCCCTTAATAGTATAACCATGGAAATAACTGGAATGCAAATAGGATTTGACGCTATTGTATCATTAATATCAGCACTGATCGGTGCTGTTACAGTTTGGTATAGTCTCAAAAACAAAGTTGCTATACAGCAAGTTGTACTTGAAAATTTAACATCAGACATGGAGGAGTTGAAATCAGATAAGAAGGAAGCTCAGAACCAGTTGCATAAAAGAATTAACGACTTAAAAAATCAGGTTGAGTTCAACAGAGAAAAGAACGACGCCTCTCTTTCCGATCTAAAGATAGAGATGAGAGAGATGGAGCTTAGGATCATACAGGCGATCCAGACATTAAAAAAATGAATCGATTTATATATATAGCAGTAATATCTCTGCTTATGTCCTGTACACCTCAGAGAAGGTTTACAAGACTTATAGAGAAACATCCACACCTACTTACTACAGATACACTGTACGTTCATGACACCGTAGAGGTAATAGTGCCAGAGATTAGTGTAGATACGGTTGTAGAGATGTATGAGCTTCATGATACTGTTTTTTTAGAGAAAGAACAGCTTAAGGTAAAGGTTTATATAGATAGAGAAAAAAAGGTATACATAGAGGGAAAGTGCGACACGGTAACTGTTAAAGAAGTTATAGAGAGAAAGATCCCTGTAAAGTACTACGAGAAGACACCTACATGGAGAAGGGTTCTTAATTGGTTTATGCTTATAATAGTAATAATTGCGATACTTTATATATCGTTTAGAATTTATAAATTTGTAAAAAAAAAGATATGAAAAATAGATTATTTTCAAACTACATAACAACAATACTAGGTGTATTGGTTTTAGTTTTTTGCGGTGTGATGATATACACTGAGAAGGCTGACGTCGAGGAAATGTCAGGATGGTTAGCTGTGGGTCTTATGTTCCTTAGATCTAAAGACAGTCTTATAGCACTTCCTGCAAAAGAAAGATAACATGGAAAAGATAATCACATGTCCGCACTGCAATACGCAGTTCGACATGTCTATAAAGCCCACAAAGACAAGTTCAAAGTATCTATGGATATTTGACAATGGTCATGGTGGAGTCATAGACGGTGTCTATCAGACTATGGGTAAGAGATCTCCCGAATGGCCAGATGGAAATGTTCTTTACGAGGGTGAGTTTAATAGAGCTATCGTAGATAGGCTGATGAAGATGTGTGACTCTAACGGTATAGATTCAGTTAATCTTGTAGATACAAATGTAGATATAAGTCTAAGAGAGAGGGTAAACTCTGCAAACAAGATAGCAAAGTCGTCTGACAAGCCTTGTATATATGTAAGCATACATGCCAATGGGTTTAGTGATGAGTCGGCAAATGGCTGGGAGGTGTTCACATCTCCAGGGGAGACAAAGTCAGATCGTATCGCAACTGTTTTGTATGAGAAGGCGAAGGCTGAGTTTCCAGAACGTAAGATGAGACCATCAACAGCTGATGGTGATCCTGACAAGGAAGCAAAGTTTACTGTACTAACAGACACATCTATGCCAGCTATACTTTCTGAAAACTTTTTCATGACCAACTACAGAGAGTGTCATGAGATACTAATGAGTGAGTCTGGAAGAGACAGGATTGCTAAAATACATTTTCAAATGATTCAACAACTGGAAAATGGCTAACAACACGGCAACACTTCGAAAACCCAAGAAGAAACGAACAGGTATCCATAGCAAGAATAACTCAAGGTTAAAGAAATCTGTTAATTACAAAAAGCCTTACAGAGGTCAAGGAAAATAAAAATTACTATATTTGTACTAAATAACTGACATGGCAAAGATAGATTCATATTCAACAACCACACCTACCGAGAACGATCTCTTGCTGGGATCTGATTCAGATGCTGCTAACGCTACAAAGAACTTTACTGTAGGATCCTTGCGTGACTACATGATAACATCTAGCGTACCAGCCACTGCGTCCTCAACAGGGACAGCTGGAACACTTGCCTATGATTCCAACTATCTATATGTTTGTGTAGCTACAAACACATGGAAGAGGGTTGCTATCGCCAGTTGGTAGTAAATAAAATTAAATGAAAAAAATTGAAGAGGATGAGCTTGACAAATTAGTCGAGCTTAACAAGAATTACAGGGACAATAAAAATCAGATAGCTGATATTGTGATCACTCTGGAGAGATTAAAAAATCAAAAGATAACATCGATAGCAAACCTAGAGATAGCAACCCATGACCTGGCTACCTATCAGAAAGAGATTGCGGAAAAGTATGGTGAGATCGACATAGACTTAAGGACAGGTGAATATAATTAGAAAGATATCTGTCGGTCCAGACTATATGAAGTGTATGCACTACGTTGTTGGTCAGGAGGTTCTAAATAGAACTTACATAATAGAATCAATAATACAGGATCATACCGCTATATCTATATATATACGAAAGGATGATGAAATAGTTAAGTGGAAAGAGTTTAGTTCTACGATGCCTGTTTCTATAGAGTTTAAAATAGACTTCTGATGAAGTCTCCATACTGCTTCGTTATAAAACCTGTCGATGGAAGGCGTTATGATAACATACGTAGCTATGATGGAAAGGAGTTTATCATAAGTACGTCACAAGAGGATCACACCGTATCAAATAGATTTGCAGAGGTTTTATCCATCCCTATATACTACGACGGACCTGTAAAGACAGGTGACATTGTTATAGTTCATCATAATGTGTTTAGGTATTATTATGATATGCAAGGCAATCAAAAGAGTAGCTGGCATCACGTAATGAATGACATCTTTATAGTCGAGTCAAGTCAGTTATATCTTTATATGAGAGATGAGGTATGGATGGCACCAGATCCTTTTTGCTTTGTTAGACCGATAGGGTCTGAGGACCATATGTTCACACAGCTAGGTAATCTTGAGCAGCTGTGGGGTGAGTTGGTATTTAAGAATGATAAAATAGACTACGTCAATCAGGGAGATATAATATCATTCACACCAGACAGTGAGTACGAGTTCAGAATAGGTGAGGAGATACTTTATAGAATGTACAATAGAAATATATGTCTAAAAAGGTAGAAATACTACAGGCTGCAAAGTTAGCTATAGATGAGTTAATCAAGGTTTTAAAGGAACCAATAATAACCCATGCAGAAGATGATATAACTGCAGACAAAATGAAGAATGCAGCATCTGCTAAAAAATTAGCATTCGATGACGCCTTAGCTATGCTTCATAAGATCGAGGAAGAGGAGAGTGATAAGGAAGAGATAAAGGTTATCGATGCAGGCAAGAATGGTTTTGCTGAAGGAAGGGCAAAGAATGGAAAATAATCTGTATAAAATATCAAATGATTATATAAGTAAGAATGCCTTGATATCAAGAAACAGGGCAAAGAAATGGTTATATGGTTACGATGATAAGTACGATTTGGTTGTTATATCTAAAGACGGAACAATAGGTGATATATATGAAATTAATGGACTTTATATAGCCTTACCTAAAGCTCCAAAAAATATAGACGTAAAAAACGATCGGTGGGTTGCTTCAGAATACCCAAAAGATTTGTCAAGGATAAGAACAATATTCGATTGGAACAGAAAGGATAATCTATTTAAATCAAAATATGTCGATTATATAGAGAGTGAGTTTGATAGAAGAGAAGAAGGACATTGGTTTAAAAACAATGGTAAACTCACATATATAACTGGATCTCACTATATGTACCTTCAATGGACAAAGATTGATGTCGGTCGTCCTGACTTCAGAGAGTCCAATAGAATATTCTACATATTCTGGGAGGCATGCAAGGCAGATAAAAGGTCTTTTGGAATGTGCTACCTAAAAAACAGGCGTTCAGGCTTTTCTTTCATGGGGTCTGAGGAGTGTGCTAATATAGGAACCATATCAAGAGATTCAAGGATAGGTATACTGTCAAAGACTGGTAGTGATGCTAAGAAAATGTTTACGGACAAGGTCGTGCCAATTGTTAGAAATTATCCATTCTTTTTTAAACCTATACAGGACGGTATGGATAATCCTAAGACCGAACTTGCATTTAGGGTTCCTGCAAGTAAGATTACTCGCAAGAATATGGACGAGGAGAAAGACGATGAGATAGAGGGATTAGACACAACTATTGACTGGAAGAACACCTCGGATAATAGTTATGACGGTGAAAAGCTATTACTACTTGTTCATGATGAAAGTGGTAAGTGGGAAAAACCAGAGAACATATTAAATAATTGGCGTGTAACAAAGACATGTCTAAGGCTTGGTAGTAAGGTTATAGGTAAGTGTATGATGGGATCTACGTCAAACGCCCTTTCAAAGGGTGGTGGTAATTTTAAGAAGTTGTACATGGATAGTGATCCTCGTGTAAGATCTGGCAACGGTCAAACAAGAAGTGGATTATATTCATTGTTCATACCTATGGAATGGAATTATGAGGGATACATAGATAAGTATGGATGGCCTGTATTTGATGATCCTCAAAAACCAGTCGAGGGTGTTGATGGGGAAATGATATGTGATGGTGTGATAACGTACTGGGATAATGAGGTTGCTGCACTAAAGTCAGATCCTGATGCATTAAACGAATATTACAGACAATTTCCTAGGACAGAGTCTCATGCATTCAGGGATGAGTCTAGACAGTCAATATTTAACCTGACAAAGATATATCAGCAGATAGATTATAATGATAACCTGATTAAAGACAGAATACTTACGAGAGGATATTTTCATTGGAAGAACGGAGAGAAGGACACTACTGTCATATGGACTCCTGATAAAAAGGGTAGGTTTGTTGTATCATGGGTTCCTAGCTTTGAGCATAGAAATAATATTATTAATCGTGGTGGCGTAAAATACCCAGGGAATGAGCATATGGGGTCATTTGGTTGTGACCCATATGACATATCTGGAGTTGTAGGGGGTAGTGGATCAAACGGTGCACTACACGGTTTAACAAAGTTTCACATGGAGGACGCACCCTCGAATGAGTTTTTTCTGGAGTACATAGCTAGGCCTAAGACGGCAGAGATATTCTTTGAAGACGTACTAATGGCGTGTGTGTTTTATGGAATGCCTATACTTGCAGAGAACAACAAGGCCAGGCTTTTATATCATTTTAAGAACAGGGGCTACAGAGGGTTTTCTATGAATAGACCAGACAAAAACAAAAAGAGGCTGTCTAAGACCGAGTTAGAGCTCGGTGGTATACCTAACACCAGTGAGGATGTGAAACAGGCTCACGCATCAGCTATAGAGTCCTACATAGAACAGTACGTTGGTTTTGATACAGAGGCTGTGTATAGAGACTCTGGAAATATTGGAAGTATGTATTTTAATAGAACCCTAGAAGATTGGGCTAAGTTTGAGATAAATAATAGAACAAAATATGATGCATCTATAAGTTCAGGATTGGCAATTATGGCAAATAAAAAGTATATCTCTGAGGTAGATAAAAAAGAATCAAAAATAAGTATTAAATTTGTAAGATATGATAATCGTGGAAATAGAAGCGAAATAATAAAATAATGGAGAAACCTTCAGTAATAATTAACCAATTACCCTTCCCGAACCAGATGGCCTCTGACGAAGAAAAGTCTTCGGAGAAGTATGGACTAAGTGTAGCTAAAGCTATAGAGGGAGAGTGGTTCAAAAGAAAGGGAAGTTCCTGTAGGTTTTATGACCAGTGGGGAGAGTACCATAGACTAAGGCTTTATGCTAGAGGAGAGCAGCCTATACAGAAGTACAAGGATGAATTAGCTATCAATGGTGATATGTCTATGTTGAACCTAGACTGGAGCCCTATTCCTATAATACCCAAATTTGTAGATATCGTTGTCAACGGTATGAATGATAGACTTTACAAAGTAAGGGCCGAAGCTCAAGACGTAATGTCTGCCGAAAAAAAGAATCAGTTTCAGGAGTCTATAGAGAAGGACATGGTAGCTAAGGATTTCTTAGATATGACAAAGAAGGAGTTCGGTATCAATGCATTTAACATGGATCCGAATGAATTACCTGCTGACGATCAGGAGCTGTCACTCTACATGCAGATAAATTACAAGCCTGGTATAGAGATAGCCGAAGAGGTAGCTATAGACACCATCTTTAAAATGAATAAGTTCGACGAGACCAAAAAGAACTTTGACTACGATGTAACAACCATAGGTGTGGGTGTGATGAAGCATGAGTTTCTTGTTAACGATGGTGTCAATGTAGAGTATGTCGATCCAGCTAACTGGATACACAGCTATACAGAGAAGGAAGACTTCTCAGATTGCTACTACTTCGGGGAGGTTAAGCAGGTACACTATACTGAGTTATTAAAGATAAATCCAGATCTTACAGATGAACAGCTGACTGAGATAAAAAATTACAGCTCTCAATACACCAACTACTTCCCTATAATTAGAAATTATCAAGATGATGCATTCTTGAATGAGGTTGTTACACTTATGTACTTCAATTACAAAACTAGTAAAAGGTTTGTTTGGAAGAAAAAGATATTGGAGAATGGAGGAGAAAGAGTTATAAGAAAGGGAGATACATTTAACCCACCAACAGGTGATGGTGTTCCTTTTGAAATAATTGAGGCACCAAAAGATGTCTGGTATGATGGAATACTTGTATGCGGATCTAACATACTTCTTAAGTGGGAGATGGCTAGAAATATGATTAGACCTAAATCTGCATCTCAGAGTGCTATGCCAAATTATGTTGCACATGCTCCCAGATTATACAAAGGAAATGTAGAGTCTTTAGTTCGAAGGATGATCCCTTTTGCTGATCAAATTCAATTGACTCATCTAAAGTTACAGCAGGTAATGTCAAGGGTTGTTCCTGACGGTGTATTTATAGATGCTGACGGTATTAATGAGGTTGATTTAGGTACAGGTGCGGCATATAATCCTGAGGATGCATTGAAGCTATACTTTCAGACTGGTAGTGTTATTGGTAGAAGTTACACTCAAGAAGGTGATTTCAACAATGCACGAGTTCCAATACAGGAGTTAAACTCAAACAGTGGTCAGTCTAAAATGTCTGCACTTATTGCAAACTACAACCATTATTTGAATATGATCAGAGATGTTACAGGAATCAACTCAGCAAGAGATGGATCAAGTCCAAATCCTGATGCATTGGTCGGTGTTCAAAAACTTGCAGCACTAAGCTCTAACACGGCAACAAGGCATATATTAAACGCAGGTCTTTATGCGACTAGAAAACTTGCTGAATGCATATCTCTTAGAGTTGCAGACATACTTGAGTATGCGGATTTTAGAGAAGAGTTTGCGATGCAGATAGGCAAGTATAATGTAGCTATACTTGATGAGATAAAAGAGCTTTATTTATACGACTTTGGTATTTTTATAGAGGTGGCACCAGATGAAGAAGAGCAGCAGATGTTAGAGAACAACATAAATATTGCACTTCAACAACAGACTATAGATCTTGAGGACGCTATTGATATTAGAAGCATGAACAATATAAAGTTGGCTAATGAAATGCTTAAGGTAAAGAGACGTAGACGTATGGAGCAAAAACAAAAAGAGCTTCAAAAACAACAGCAAATGAAATTACAGTCAGATCTACAGCTACAGCAATCTGCAACTCAACAGAAGTCCCAACTGATACAGCTTGAAGCACAAGCAAAGGCTCAGGTTAAAGAGTCAGAGATGCAGTTTGAGATAGAGAAGATGAATGCAGAGGTAGAGGCGAAGAGATATCTGATGGACCTAGAGTTCCAGTACAATATGCAGCTTAAAGGTATAGAGGCAGATTCATTGATGAATAGAGAAGATAAAAGAGAGAAGGCTAAATCAGAAAGAATAAGTCAACAAAATACTGAGCAATCTAAATTAATAAATCAGAGAAAAAACAATCTACCGCCTCAAAATTTTGAAAGCACTGAGGATACATTAGATGGTTTTGACCTTCAGTCTTTTGGTCCTAAATAGGATATAAAAATATTAATTAACTTTGTGGATAAATAAAATTTAATAAAATGGCAGAAGAATTTAAAGTAAGGGCCGTTGACTTTGAAGAAAAGTCGGCACAAGAGATCGAGAGAGATCTTTTAGCTAAGGCAGAGAATGAAAATAACCAGGCTGAAGTAGCTACTGAAAACACTGATAGTCAAGATACTAAAGAAGTGCAACAGGATACTACAGAGGTGCAACAAGATACTGAGCCGCAGGGCGAAGTGAAAGAGTCGTCTTTAAGTGACGATGACGTTCTTTCATATATTGGAAATAGATACGACAGGGAGATAAATTCCTTAGATGAGTTGTTTGAACAGCGTGACGCAAACGAAGAACTACCTGAGGATGTATCAGCATTCCTGAAGTATAAAAAAGAAACAGGTCGAGGTATCGCAGACTTTGTTAAGATCAATAAGGATTATGACAATGTTAACGACGACCAGCTACTACTTGACTACTACTTAGAACAAAACAAAGGACTAGATCCTGAGGATGTAACATTTGAGATAGAGGACAAGTTTTCTTATGACGCAGATCTCGATGAAGAGAGAGAAGTAAAATCTAAGAAGGTAGCGAAGAAAAAAGAGCTTGTTAAAGCTAGAGAATATTTCAATTCTTTAAAAGAGCAGTACAAGGTTCCACTTGAGTCAAGGGAGTCCTTTGTTCCTGAGGAGGAGAGAGAGAGCTTCAATAGCTACAAGAAACAAAAAGAGCAGCGATTGCAAAACGAGAAGACGCTTGCTGAGAGGGCTAAAAAATTTACAAGTAAGACGAGTGAATTATTCTCTGAGAACTTCGAAGGTTTCGGGTTCAACGTATCAGAAGATAACAAGGTTGTCTACAAGCCAGCTGATAGCAAGACCTTACTCAACGAACAGTCTGACCTTAATAACTTTGTTAATAAGTTTACAGGTGAGGATGGATCGATTGAGGACTATGAGGGATTTCATCGTTCTATAGCAGTGGCCTCAAACCCTGAAAAGTTTGCCAAGTACTTCTATGAGAAAGGAATGGCAGATGCGGTAGACGGAGTGGCTAAGGAGTCTAAAAATATTGACATGACTCGTCAGTCCACAAAGGTTACTCCTAAGGAGGGTGTACAGGTCAGATCTATAGATGCAAGTCGAGGCAATAGATTAATTATTAAAAAACGTAAAAATTAGAAAAAATGGCTGGATCATTACAGGCCACTCCAGGTGTAGCAATTACACCGAGTTCGGTCAAGGCAACATTGCCTACAAATTACATCACCAATTTCGACTTCTTGACACAGTATCTTCCAGATACTTACGAAGCTGAATTTGAGCGATATGGAAACAGATCAATCTCATCATTCTTGAGAATGGTCGGTGCAGAACTTCCTACTAACTCTGACTTAATCAAGTGGGCAGAGCAAGGACGTTTACACACAAAATACGAAGCGATGACTTTCGCTGCATTTGGTGCTCCTGCTGCAGGACAGCAAGTGTTTACTATGGCGGGTGCTCCTGGAACAGGAATGGTATTTAGAAAAAACCAAACAGTATTCTTATCATCAGATCAAGCGTCAGCTGAGTCTGCAAAGGGTGTTATTGTTGCTGTTACTGGTGGAACTTTTACCGTAGCATACTACACGGATTTCGCTGCAAGTCCTTTTACAGCTGCAACTACTTCTGTAACAGCATTCGTTTACGGATCTGAATTTAAGAAAGGTTCCGCAGGGATGGAAGGTTCGTTAGAGGCTGAAGATTCAATCTTCTCTTGCAAGCCAATTATCATCAAGGACAACTACGAGGTGTCTGGATCTGATATGGCTCAAGTAGGATGGGTTGAGGTTACAACTGAAAACGGTGCAACTGGATATCTATGGTACTTAAAGTCAGAGCACGAGACTCGTCTACGATTTGACGATTACTTAGAGATGGCTATGGTTGAGGGTGTTCCTGCAGAAGGTACATCTGGAGCTGAAGCTTACTTATCTACAAATGCAGGTGCTGCTGGAGTAGATGCTGGAAACGCAGGTACTGAAGGTATGTTTGACACTATCGAGAATAGAGGTAACGTATGGTCAGGTGGTAACCCAGCTGCATTGGCAGACTTTGATACAATCGTACAACGTCTTGACAAGCAGGGTGCTATCGCTGAGAACGTATTGTTCTTAAACCGTCAGTTCTCTTTCGATATTGACGACATGCTAGCAGCTCAAAACTCTTACGGAGCAGGTGGTACATCTTACGGATTGTTTGACAATTCAGAGGAGATGGCACTTAACCTTGGATTCTCTGGATTCAAGAGAGGTTATGAGTTCTACAAGACTGACTGGAAATACTTAAACGATGCTACGCTTCGTGGAGGTTTGACAGGAGGTGCTGTAAACGGTGTTCTTGTACCAGCTGGTACTACATCAGTGTACGATCAAGTTCTTGGTAAGAACGCTAAACGTCCATTCTTACATGTACGTTACAGAGCTTCTGAGGCTGAGGATCGTCGATACAAAACTTGGATGACAGGTTCTGCAGGTGGAGCTATGACTAGCGACATCGATAAGATGCAGGTTAACTTCTTGTCAGAAAGAGCACTTTGTGTTATGGGAGCTAATAACTTCGTATTGTTCAAAGGATAATACAGGACTATTTATATACCAGGGGTTTCGGCCCCTGGTTTTTATTGTAAAAATTAAATTAAAATAAAATGAAAAAGAAAAAATCAATACTCGAACCTAAGGATAGAGTATATCTATTAAAGGGAAACAAGGAACCTCTTGCCTACTTCATAGCGTCGAGAGACACACCAAGAAACAGACTGCTTTACTACGACGAGGAGAATAACACAAATAGACCTCTTAGGTACGCACGTAACGCAAACTCACCATTTCAGGATGAGCAGGATAGCAATGTTATTTTAGAGCCAATAGTTTTTGAGGATGGAATATTAAGAGTTCCGAAAACTAACCCAGTGCTTCAAGAGTTTCTACATTATCATCCTAATAACGGTGCAGAGTTCTATGAATTTGACGAAGAGCAGGATGCTCAGGAACATGTTGATTTCATGTACAGCGAACTTGACGCTCAGGTTGCAGCTAGGGATTTGGATTGGAACACTATGGAGGCTGTAGCTAACGTACTTCTAGGAGGAAAAGTATCCTCTATGACTGTAGCTGAGGTAAAAAGAGACATGATGCTTTATGCAAAGAGATATCCTCAAGACTTCATGGATGCGGTTAACGACCCATCTCTGCGTGTGAATAACATAGCGGCCAGAGCTTTATCTGACGGCTACCTGTCATTCAGAAACAACAAGAAGGAGATATTCTACAATCTAAAGGAAAACAAGAAGAAGTTAATGACGATACCATTCGGAGAGGATCCGTTGTATGCATTGTCATCTTATCTGCAGTCTAATGACGGACTGGAACTGTTCAAGTTCCTGGATGAAAAGATATCTGATAATTAGTATATTTGTGGTATTATTAACCCATTAAATTTTTTAACAATGGCAAAGTTTTTATCTATCCCTGTAACAAGTGAAGGGAATCAATTAGTTTCTGCTGATAATATTAAACTTATCGAACAAGCAAGCAACACTACAGTTACTATTGCTTATGGTGGTGCTGCTGCACAAGATGTTATTACAATAACTCATGCTACACAATCAAGTGGTCATCAAATGAGAGATGACATTCAAAATGCAGTTGTTCATGCACATCAGTCTCTATGGCATAATGTTGTAACAACGGTAGTGCCTTCAAAGGCAGTAAGTGGAATCGCTATTGCGTAAGAGTAATATCACGTAATTCATTAAAGGCACTTTTTAATCGAAGTGCCTTTTTTTATTTATCTTTGTTAAAACTAGATAGATGATAAATCAAGTAAGAAATACTGTACTGTCTATAATCAGCAAGGAGAACAGGGGATACATAACGCCCCTTGAGTTCAACCTGTTTGCAAAGCAGGCACAGCTTGAAGTTTTCGAACAGTACATATACTCATACAGTACATCGATAGTCAAGCAGAATGCTAGGCTACATGGTGAGGGTTACTCAGATATACCCAGAAAAATATCGGACGTCATAGATACCTTTTATAAGCTGGCGGCCCTTACATATACAGGTTCTGAGTTTACACCTCCCACGGACTATTATTTTATAGATAAGCTCATATACAACAACTCAGTAGAGGTTGAGAAGGTAAGTCAGAACAAGGTTCTAAGTCTAGTGTCTTCAAACCTAACGACACCTACAGTGGCATACCCAGTATACACACTGGACGACAATGGCTTCATTGTATACCCCACTAGTATAATATCTAATATGTCGATTGGGTATATAAGGTATCCTGTCGATCCCAAGTGGACATACATAGCAACCAGTCTAACAGATTCAGATCCTTTGTTTAACGAGTCTGCTGCAGACTATCAAGACTTCGAGTTACCTAAAAGTGACTTCGTTAATCTTGTATTAAAAATATTACAGTACGCTGGTGTTTCAATTAGAGAGGCAGAGGTTGTTCAGGCCGCTAAGTCTGAAGAACTTCAGGACGCACAACAAAAACAATAGATATGGCATATATAACTAACTACCAATACTACACAAATGGAGGCGTCATACCTACAGACCTCAACCACGGAGAATACCAGTACGTATCTCTGGCTGATATCGTGAGAAACTTTATGCTTATGTATGTGGGCAATGACAAGATCGTAAACAACGTGGATCGTTATGCGATATTATTCCACGCAAAGAGAGCGATACAGGAGCTTAACTATGACGCACTTAGAAATATAAAGGTGATAGAACAGGAGATGGGCGATCAACTTAAGATGGTCATGCCTCCTGACTACGTAAACTATGTACGTATATCAGTTCTAAGTGGAAATGTACTATTCCCATTGACAGAAAACAGACAGCCTATTTCCGCTGTGGGATATCTTCAGGATAATAACCTGGATATACTTTTTGATTCCGCAGGCGAGATTGTCACTGGAGATTCAAAGGTAGACATACTTAGACAGCAGAAAAGCCTATACGTGGGAGGAGGTATATATCACGGATGTCACGGATACAACTACGAGGGTGACTGGTACTTTGGTTACAGGATGGGTGGTAGATACGGACTAGACACTGCAGAAGCAAACAACAACCCAAGGTTCTCAATAAACAAGGCGGCTGGTGTGATAGACTTCTCCTCAGGTATAGAGAACAAGCATATAGTTCTTGAGTATGTGTCTGACGGCATGGAGAACGGAGATGACAGTAAGATTACCATTAACAAGATGGCTGAGGAATATTTATATAACTACATAAAGTTCGCTCTTCTAAACAACAAGACAGGTGTTCAGGAGTACATCATAAACAGGGCTAGAAGAGATAAGACGGCCACTTTAAGAAATGCAAAAATTAGACTAAGTAATCTACATCCATCCAGGCTATTGATGAGCCTTAGAGGTAGAGATAAATGGATTAAATAAGTATGGAGCTAAAGAAGACATTCCTAGCAGGAAAGATGAACAAAGATCTTGACCAAAGACTCCTGTCTGGTGGTCAGTACTCTGATGCATTGAATATAACTATAGACACGTCTGAGGGATCTAATATTGGATCTGTTTCAAACTCACTAGGTAACACACTTAAGGGAGATATAACAACGATACTAAACTCATACACACCAGCGATAGGATCTACAAATGCCAGGACTATAGGTGCAGTAGAGTACGAGGCATTGAACCTGATATACTGGTTTGTAGCGGCAGATGAGTATGACGCAATATTTGAGTACAACGAGATAGACAACACTATAGCACAGATTCTTATATGTACAAAGACTGGTGGTAATCCAAGTAAGCTTAACTTCAATCATCAGTACTTGATTACAGGGGTTAATTATCTACCTGGGCACAAGGATGACGGTGCACTACTGTTTTGGACGGACAACTATAATCCACCCAGGAAGATAAACATAGCAAGGGCTAAAGGGTATTCGGTGGATGACAGTCGTATTGATAACGACATAGATGTAATAATTAGACCGCCATTACATGCACCAGCCATATACCCAAGCAAGGGGCTTACTCAATCAAATAACATGGATGAGAGGTTTCTTTACTTCTCGTACAGGTATAAATATGTGGATAACGAGTACAGTTCAATGTCACCATTTTCAGGTGTTGCATTTAAACCTGGTGAATATCAAGTAGATCCTCTTAACGGTGACAATGCCGCCATGGTTAATGAGTATAACGAGTGTAGGATTGTATTTGAAACTGGTAATCAGTTTGTTCAAGAGATACAACTACTTGCGTATGACACAAGAAGTCTTAATGTCAAAATAGTAAAGTCTATAGACAAAGAGGAGGAGCAGCTTAATGATAATGCTGTTGGTAGCTACACTTTTAACAATAACAAGATATACGCACCACTACCAGCCGATCAGGTTACTAGGCTGTTTGACAATGTACCTCTTCTGGCTAAGTCTCAAGAAATAATAGGTAACAGGTTGATATATGGTAACTACACTCAGTTTCAGGACGTTGATGAGGTTTTATTTAGCGTCACATATTCATCTACAGACACCGCTAAAAATACCCCAATAAGTACATTTAGGACAGATAGGGATTATGAGGTAGGAATTATATATGGTGATGACTACGGACGTATGACTACGGCATTAATAAGTAATGACAACTCGGTATATATACCGCCCTCTGTTTCTGACAAGGGTAATAGTCTAAAGGTAAGAATAGAAAACACAGCTCCTGTTTGGGCTACAAATTATAGGTTGGTTGTAAAGCAATCGAAGAAGAATTACTACAACATCTTTCCATTATGGTACTATGTAGATGGTCCATTTAGATACTTTAGAATAAACGAGTTTGACAGAGATAAATTTAAGGTTGGTGATTATGTAATATTTAAATCATCAGGTACGGGACCGACGTATTCCAATAAAGAGTATAAGATACTTGAGTTTGAGTTAAAGCCAGATGGATTTGAAGATATATCACAAGCTGAGGCGGGGCTTTATTTTAAAATAAAGGTAGACTCACCCAATCTATTTACAGACAATGATAAGTTCCAGGCAATTTGGCAGCATACTGGGACAAGTCGACCTGTAAACCCCTCAATTTATGCCAACCCTGACGAAAAATATGCAAAACTACCTGTCGCTATATTTGGGAATAGTTATATTGACCCTCACACTCCATACTATGGGTCAAACGATGCCAACTCTATGTCGGTATCAGACGCTCAGTTTATTTCAGCGTCAGAATTACCAGGCTCGTCAGCTACATGGGCAGCTGGTCACGCAGACATGAGGATCACTGTAGAGATAGATAGTGTGACAGCAACAGATGTTACATTTAAATACACAAAAGATATAGATGAAGGTACATATATAGAAGAAAACGTATCTATATCTAGTCCTCATTTTCTTATGAGTCCTACATCAACCTCTTCCTTACCGATCTGCAGAATTGCCTTTAATCAAAACTCGGCATATAGCGTGGGTGATAAATGGAAGATTCTTTGCAGGAGTAATAAAAGCTTCGGTATAGCGGCTAATTATTTTCAATCGCCTGGGGAAGACGCTGGTGCGGTTCCTACATTTTTAACTGATATATCAGATGAAGGTGATGGAAAATACGGTGGCGGTGCCGTTGGAATTGTAACTCGAAATTCTTCAGATGCAAATGTTAATAAAGAGATAGAGATACAGGCGTTAGCCAAAATTAAAATTCACATCCTACAAGATAGGAATCCGTCAGGTGAAAATTCAGTTAATACACCTCAAGCTGAACAGGTTTTTGTATCAGATAGAAAGTATGATAACATAGAGGAGTGGTTTGTAGAATCTGGAGCATATAAGGATTTTGTTCAGTTTAACAGAAGCGGGGACGACGTAGGTGCAACAGGTGTATGTTTTAGAAGGGCTAGATATGCTGTAGATGGTTTTACTGGAGTAACTCAGCAAGATGTTGAACTCACTCAGGAAAGAAGTGATTTTGTTGACATCACACGGTACTCATCTGCTTATCCGACACTTCCAACTGAGGACTATCCTGTCAGGATGATTATAAAAGGATTTGGTAAAAGTAAACAATATGGTTTATTAGACCCTCAATTTGGTGAATCCGCTGCCAGAAATAGTATTAGAGTAAGATTTAGAATAGAGCAGTTAGACAATCCATTGGCTTGTGAGACGGAGCCTCTGGATCAGGATTTGGAGATATATCACGAGGTAACAGACTCTAAAGATATAGTAAACAACCTTCATCAGGTAGGATGGAAGTATGCAGATTTTACACATGCCAACACTGTATTTCCAGACATTACATCTATAGTCGATAAGACAGTTCTAGGACCTGCCTATACAGGACAGGTATCGGTACCTAACCCTGCAAGCACAGACAGCCCTCACAATTTTTCAGTAGGTCAGAGCGTATATGTATATGGGGGTACATCAAACGTAACTGATGGATATTACACTATAACATACATACCAAACCAGTACTCTATAGTTATAGACCTATCATGGCCTGGTAGTGGATCTCCAGATGTCAATCAACGTGTCTATCATCAGGACTGGGAGGCAGATCAATCTACCACTCAGGCCGCTACCATTGAGATCAATCAGACGTCCGCACTCAACAGTCAGTTCAACGCATTTGCCTTTGGTAACGGTGTGGAGTCTGATAGAATAAAGGATGACTTTAACGCTGCCTCTATGAAGTTTAGCCCAAGGGTTACAAGTATTATAGAGGACTACGAGAACGAGCGTAAGGAGGCCTCATTGACATACAGCGGAGTGTTTAGGGGAGATACATCTATCAATAGATTGAACGAGTTTAATCTATCTCTGGCAAACTTTAAGGATCTCGATAGAGAGTTCGGTCCCATTCAAAAGCTATATGCAAGAGACACAGATGTATTTGTTCTTCATCAGGACAAGATAAACAAGGTGTTGTATGGTAAGAATGTATTGTTCGATGCCGTAGGTGGCGGACAGGTCGCCTCTATACCTGAGGTATTAGGGAACGAGATGCCATATCCTGTTGAGTACGGGATAAGTAACAACCCAGAGAGCTTTGCCACAAATGCTGGTAATATGTACTTCACAGACTCAAGACGTGGATGTGTTGTAGGGATAGAGAAAAATGCTGTAAATGAGATATCTTCACTAGGTATGACTGACTATTTTAGGGACGAGCTTAAGGACAATCCAGAGACGCAAAAGTTAGGGGCATATGATCCTTATTCTAACAGGTATACATTGTCTACAAATAATACTAGAAGATCATCACCATGTGAATTGACTATTCGACCGTCTACACTTAGTGTTGAGAATAATTCTGGCGGTGTTTCTATGTTTATGTTTAACATATCTACAGCTCTGTCATGGGCGATCACATTGGTTGACACAGGATCAGGTACATCTTGGGTTAGCTTATCAAGCACGTCAGGATATGGAGCTCAAAATATTTACGCAAATGTTGCAAATAACTTCTCAGGTTCCACAAGAACTATTAACTTTGTTGTAACATACTGCACCAGCGTGACACAGACATTTACTTTAACGCAGGCCAAAGGTGGTAAGGGTACAGTTAGACCTATTATAATAAATAAACCAGAGGATAAAAAATGAAACTAAATCAATCTTATCAATACACAGGAAGTAATGAGTTCACGTTTGATAATGTATTACTCGGAGCAACAGGTATAGCGTTATTTGATACTAAGACTGGTATTGGTGGGATAGATTTTATACCTAATCATGGCTCTACTGTTACATTAAAGGCAGGTGATCCATCTACAGAGTACTTTGATTTTTCACCAAGTCTTCATAATAAGATATACTACCTGGTTACAAATCAGGAGTATTCTGAGTCCGACAAGGCCACTATAAAGTCTTTAGGTACAGCTGTAAGCGTTCATTTTAACGGTACTGATTATCAGGGTGATTTTGTTTTTCAGAATCCTAATGATTTTGAGTTTCTTTATCTGATGTGGGACTATGAGGATTCTATAGGGACAGGTACAGCTTCCTTTAAAGGTATAGCAAGGTCTAGGTCTATAAAGCTTGATCTAGGAACAAACATAGGGGTGGCTGGTATAAATTACCAGGCGGTAGATATACCTGTGAGATTTCAGATACAGAACAATAATACAGTTATAGAAGACTCTGGATATGTGGGACTCAATTCTATTGCTAACTTTAACGCACTTAGAGCTGCAGGTGTGAGTCTTAGCGATATAAAGCTTCAAACCCCTTATGACGGTACGGTAAACAACGGTACAGGTTCATTAAGGTTTGATAAAATTTCAGAATCTGATGACTCAAGAGTTATAGTTGACTCACCTATAGCTAATTCTGTATGGATAGTTAATAGAGTTATGCCTAGCCTGACTTCATTTTATATTGACACGACAAACGGTACAGAGGCAAACGTATGTACTCAGTGCCCAACAGCCAATTACTATCACAATGGAACATCTGCACTTCCTGAACCAGGAGACAGGATATATACAAACTCTACAGGATCTTTAGTTTATGATGGAGGTAATGCTCTTCACATGATAGACACGGTGATATGTACTGTCCCTAGTTCTACAGGAAAGAGCTATATAGGTGTAGATTCAAATGGGAACGTGCTTACAAAAGAGCCATGTGATTGCCCTGAGTTTGCTGTGCCTTTTATATATCAAGAGGATATGGTTTTTAGATCTTTAAATGATATCAACATACCTATAAGTGTTCATGGTAACCCTAGCTCATTCACGCTTGTTACAACATGCATTCAGTATTCGCTACAGGGAGGATCAGAATCAACACTGTTTACATTCACCGACTGTGAATCAAACACTCAAACTATAACTATTGGATTTGATTCTAACGCTATAGTTTGTGCTACTACAGTCCCTACTGTGGTTCGTGGTGATGGTAGTGTTACAAATATGGGTAGATGTATTAGTCATATATTTCCACAAGGTCTTACCTTTGATGAATCTATAGGTGCGGTGACAGGAAGGTCTCAAAAAGAGATATCGTTTTCTTTTACTATAAATGCAACAAACTGTTTTGGAACCAGTGCTAATAAAACGATAAATGTAGAGATAACCTCACCTTCGGATAGAAAGCCATTTCGTATGGATGTAAATAACTTTACAACGGAGTCGTCTCCAGCATGTGCTATCACGCCTTCCTTAAGCACCATGTATTTTGATGGACCTAACCCTGTTCCTACACTTAGGGATAGGATTTACTGGTTTACCAACGACAATGGATTTCAAACATTTACAGGTGGTGATAAATGGTATTACGTGGATAACTCTCAGGAGGTAATACAGATAGATGACAACGGTTTTGTATCTGACGTGTATGCATGTCCAGGCACAACAACCACTACGACTACAACTACTACGACTACCGTGCCAGCTGTAGGTAACTACTACACGGCAAAACTTTGTGCAGATCCCACAACTATAGTGACACTACTTGACGCCACATCTGTAGCTATAGTAGTTGGAAATGTCGTCAAGACAGCTGACGGAAACTGCTGGGAGATAACGGGTACAACCACAGGTTCATACCCATATTACTTAATAGAAAATCCCGTCGTAATATATGCAGACTGCACGACTTGTACTGGAACAACTACAACCACAACAACTACAACAACTACTACAGCACCCGTCATCAGCTCATTCAATATGGATTCATCTGCCCAAACAACAGATTTTGCTGCATGTTCACTTACGCCCTCTCTTTCGACATTCTACCACAACGGTAGTGGCTCAATTCCTGCCGTTAACGACTTCGTTTACACGGATGCCTTAGGAGCAAATTTATTTGACGGTGTATTTAAGTGGTACTATGTGGACGACGGAGGTACAGCCTACACCATAAATATATCATCGACTGGTCAAGTACTGTATGTAAGGGCGTGTGCAGGAGTTACGACTACAACAACCACAACAACGCTTACCAAAACCTACTACACTTATAAAGACTGTAATGATGGTATTATTGCTGGTAAATTATATTTCTTTGGACCAAAGATCCTTGCATCAGACACTGCTGTAAAAGCCTCAGATGGAAACTGCTACAAGATATTTAATGTAGACTCAGCTGGAGGGCCAGAGTTAGAGGTATTGTTTGTATATAATTCGTGTTACGATTGCCAGTAGAGTATAACTTAAGGTTTATATCAGCACAGCCTGCTACAGATTACTATGCATGGCAGGTAGAGGTATATATAAACAACTTTCTATCTATGGGTTACAGTGACATCGATGTGGTGTCAGGTTTCCAGGATATGATACCAGACTCATGGGGTAAGCTTGTTTCGAGATACGGAGATAGGGTTAACTTTTACTTCTACGAGGACACCTTAGGTAGTGTAAGGTATATACCTTCGATACAGGCACATATACTAAAGAAACACTTCGATGAGAATCCAAGCTCTGATGCGTTCTTCTTTCATGACTCTGACTTTATATTCACAAAGAGGCTAGACTTCAAACCATTCCTACAGGATCACAACTGGTACTTCTCAGACACGATTAGCTATATAGGGTACGAATACATAATGAGCAAGGGCGAGGAAGTTCTAGACGCCATGTGTGATATTGTAGGTATATCCAAGGATATAGTAAGAAAAAATCAAGATAACAGTGGTGGTGCACAGAAGCTTATGAAGAACCTAACATCTCAGTACTGGGCCAAGGTTGAGAGTGACAGTATAAGGCTGTACGAGAAGATGATCACCATGCAGCATGTGCGTAAGCCTGAGGATCCTTATGGAATACAGTCATGGACGGCAAGCATGTGGGCAGAGCTTTGGAATGGTTGGCTGGCAGGACACAATGTAATAGTTCCCAAAGAGTTTGATTTTTGTTGGGCTACATGCCCATCATCCAGGTGGGATGAGGTGTACTTCTTTCACAATGCAGGGGTTCCAAACAACACACAGGGAATGTTCTATAAGCCCGACTATGCATATAAACTACCTTATAATGAGGATCTAGATATATCCCCTGAGAGATGCTCCTATCACTACTACAACGAGATGAAGGCGGTCGACAGTTGTTTGCTTTAATTTTGTTAAATTTGTATTATGGCAACTATAACGTACTCCACATGGACGAAAGGATGGACATCCTTCTGGTCCTATGTGCCCGACTGGATGATCGGTCTGAACAGCAGCTTCTACACCTTCACAGAGGGTAAGCTGTACAAGCACAACGACAACACCACAAGAAATAACTTCTATGGCGTTCAATACCCTTCAACGGTGACCACGGTATTTAATGATGAGCCGATGCAGATGAAGGTCTTTAAGACGATATCAGAGGATTCAAACAAGCCATGGAAGGCGACCATAGATACAGAGCTAAACACCGCAGAGATGGATGTAACGTACTTTGTACAAAAGGAGGAAGAGTGGTTCGCATACATAAGAAGAGTGGACAACACGATAGACCTTAAGGCTGTATCTACACAGGGTATTGGTAACGCTACAAGTATAGACAGCTCTACTGCAAGTGCGGTAGTGGTAACATTTGGATTTGATTTAAACAAGTCTATAAGTATAGGCGATGAGCTATACAAGATGGGTGTCACGGGTACCAACCCTCCAATATCTGACGGGACGATGGTTCTTATAGGGACTATAACTGGCCTTACAGCTACAACTATAACTGTAAACACAACAGCTGGAGTTATTCCTTTGACTACTGATTTTTTGATAGGCGTAAAGAACAGCCAGGTCGAGTCATATGGAAGCAGAGGTTTCTTTATGTCTGTAAAGCTTGAGAACAACGACACCACTCAGGTGGAAATGTTTTCTATAGCCAGTTCAGTATTCAAAAGTTTTCCGTAAATTTGTTAAATGGAAGTTAGGTTCTTAACATCTGATGATTATGAGACGTTATCGTCATGGTGGAAGGACTGGAGATGGACACCCCCTCCTAAGGACATGCTGCCAGAGAATGGTCTGGGAGGCGTCATGATCCACAAGGATGGGAAAGAAATTTGTGCTGGTTTTGTATACTTCACAAACTCATCGGCCGCTTGGCTGGAGTTTATAGTGTCAAACTTTCACTACAGGGAGGACGATAGGCAGGAGGCTATAAGGTTTCTGATCAACGTACTCACTGAGCTTATTAAGGACAAGGGTTCTTATAAATATATTTACACCTCTCTAAAGAGCAAGAGCTTGATAGACAGGTACGGGGAGTGTGGCTTTAAGATGGGTAGCACGAACTGTAACGAAATGATAAAGGTATTATAATATGGCAGCAGTAACATCAACAATAGTGGCACTTGGAGGCGTAGGCTTAAGTGCTGCACAGGCCATAAAGGCAAACAAGCAAGAAAAAGCGGCAAATAGAGAGGCCGTAAAGGCAGAGGCCGCTATGCGTAATGTAAAGGAAGAAAACATGTTCAAGCAACAGCAGGTTCCTACGCTTGGCTATGATTTAGCACAAGAGTCTCAGGCACAGAGAGATATATCTACAATATCAGCACTTCAAGGAGCTGGTGCTGCAGGTGTTATCGGTGGGATAGGAAAGGTAGCACAGGCTGGTGCAGCGGCAGACCTACAGCTTGCGGCACAAGCAGAGCAGGCTCAGTTCAAGAGAGATACACTTCAGTCTCAGGCAGCTCAAGGTATCGAGCAGAGACGTGCTGGTAGAGAGTTCGGAATAGAGGGCAACAGGCTGGCAGGTGCCCAGGCAGCAGCACAGGCGGCACAGGCTCAGAAGAATCAAGCCTTTGAGGGAATGTTTAGCGGTTTGCTTGGTGCGGCAGGATCGGCACAGCTTGCAGGTCAGGCAATGGGAATGGAAGGTAATTATCTTGACAACCTTCAAAGCATACAACAAACAAATCTACTTGCCGCTGCAGGTACTAAATCATAATTATGTCAGAGAAAAGTTATATAGGTTACAGGGCACAATTAGGACCAGACTGGGGTAAGTTAACGTCAGAATTTGCACAGGGACTTTTAGATATCAGCGGACGAAGGGCCGCACAGAATATTTATTTCGACAGGGTAACAAAGGAAAATATTGATTTTGTAAGAGAGAATGATGAATTTAGCGACCAGACACTTAATGACTTTGTTATGGGTGGAGCTACACAAGGGGTAAATAATCTATATGAAATAAATAAGTTAGTAAAATCTGGTAAATTAAATCATAATGAATATAGAATGTTTAACAACAGGTCTAACGAATCATTTAAGGCAGTAGCAGATGCAGCTAAAAACATAGATGCAAATCTAAAAGAAATGAAGGACAGGCAGTTGATAGACGAGAATGGTATGCCAAAAGGATCTGTCATAGAGGAGAAGATGATGGAGTATCAGGCAGGATTCTTAGATCTAAAAAACAGAACTCTATATCAAGACCCAAAGACTGGTCAGTTTTATTACGGTAAGTTAAATAGCGTTACAGGACAGGTAGAAGACCTGCAAGATCCTCAATCATTACTGAAGCCGATTAATCAAAGAGATAATTATTTTGATGCGTTTGGATTTGTAGAGAAAAGAAGTGATGCTTTAGGCAAGTTCAAAATAGCTGAGGTCAAGGACGTAGTTACAGGTAAAGACAAAAAAGGAAACGATATAGTTGTAAAAAAATATATAACGGAAGAAGGTAAAGAATTAAACCCAAGTCTAAATAAAGCCATAGCTGATACTCAGGAATATATATCTAGAGACGAAAGACTGGCATTTCAAACCCTTAAACAGATAGATGGCAGATATGAGCTATTCTTTGACGATGATGACTATCGTAATCAGATGGACGAACAGATTGGTATAGAGAACAAGATAAGATATCAGGAAGGTCGTCCGCCAATGTCTGAAGATGAGTTAATAGATTTTGAGGAGAATCAACGTAGATTTATGGTTCCTTTCGAGCCTAACGCAGCTCAGGTAAGACAGCCCAGATTAAATAGAGAGCAGAATGATGTTCTTCTTCAGGGTATAGAGGATATGTATAAATCAAACCTAAGCTATACCAGAATAGATCCTAAACCTACAACAACTAAAAAACCTGGAGGGGACAGGTCAAGTAAAAATAAGAAAGTCAATTATGATTTGTATGAGAGACTTTACAACGCTATAAAAGAAAAAGATTCAGACACCCTTAATCTTAGAAGTTTAGATAAAGATTTAAGGTTTGAAGTTTTAGAAGATGAATCTATAAACGTATATGACATGTCTGAAAATCTAGAAGGAGATCCGAAAGACGAATTAGTTTTTGAAAATAAATCATTGTCCGATTTATTACAGTATTTCTATGGTAAGTCTGGAGCTACTGGTGGGGTTAAACCAGAGGCAACATACAATGCAGAGAGAGATGCATTCTACAAGGCAAACCCAGGAAAAGAAGTTATAGCGATGGAGCAGACGGACGAGGTGATAGAAGAGCAGCAGCCACGTAGAAGTATATTTGATAGAATATTAGGAAGAAACAACCAAGCGTAACATGGCGGAAGATAATCCAATAGAAGGCTTAGATACCACTCAATCGGCATTTCAGCCAGTTGTTGATACAATGAATCAGGATATCCTTGAGGATCTTAGTAGAACTACCACTACGACTACGATGTATATATCGGGTGACACATCTCAGTTTAACAAGCCAGAAGAACCAGAGCAATTAGAAGATCCTTATGGTATACGTGAGGCTGTAAATATATTTAGGGTTAGACAGTCTGATGCTGGAGAGTCGCCATCTGTTGGAGATATAAAAAAATTATTTCCAGAATCTAGTGCACAAGAAAGGCTACAGATAGAGTCCGCTTACCCAGATCTTTTTAAGGAGGATGCATCTTATAATAAGGTTTTAGATACAGAGTATCAGAAGGGTATCGAAAAAGGAATGTCTAGCTCACAAATACTAGATGACCTCGTAAAAAAACAAACAGGAACAAAGATAGGATTGATTGCTAGAAGGCCAGACCTGTTTAACGAGCAGACAATAAAAGAAGAAGAAACCAAGTTACGATTAGACACAAAGGAATTTCAGGAAAAGGAAAACAAAATAAAATCTTTAAAGGACGAGCGTGAGAACGCAAGTTTCAATAGAAAAAGAGGCATAGATATAGAGCTGGCTAAGTTGGAGGGTGATATAGAGATCTTAAGCAAGATGGCTAAAGATACTGACTATAAGAAAGATAAGGCACTCTTTGATCTGGGTAGAAAAATTAGCGTGGATACACAAGACTTGTCAGAGGCAGACCTTGAGTCTATATCTAAAAAACTAGATCCAAACTATGTTGTACCCATATTAAACAACCCACAAGAGAAGAGTGTGTTTGAGATGACCAACACACTTGTGGGATCAACAGGCGGTCTAGAGATAGCTGATGATGACTTTATAGAGGTATACAAGAAGGGCAACTATGATCCTGAAAAGCATTCTCAGTACGACGAAAAACTATCTCAGGTAATAAATGGGTTTGTATCTGAGGAGCTTCCTGTAGATATACATCAATCGTTCTATGATAGAAACAATATTTCTAAGAATGATTTAGTTCTAAGAAATAAGATGATAATCAGAAATGTTCCAGACTTTAATCAGGGTAAGATATACTCGATAGAAGAGATGGAAGAGCTTGAAAAAAGGGCTGAGGAGAACTTAATAAATAATTATGGAGATATTGAGTTCGATGAATTAAAGATTATACTTGGTGACGACATAACACCTAAAGACGTATACAACAGAAGCCTTAGGTCCAGTATGTATACTAATTCAAAATTAAACGATGCGATTGTTGTTGATGATGAAGAAGCAACACTAGAAAATTTACAGACACTGTTCCCTGAGTCGACAAGTTTGTTTAGGTTTGACACCAGAACAGATGGAAAGAACTCTATCATTATAAGGACATTTGTAGCTGGAGAAGAGTTAAATTCAACTGAGATAAATTTAGATGAAGAAAACGAACCACTTAGAAAGATAAGAGACTTCATGTCTGGAGCAATGCCGCCTGCAAACGTGCAGAGAAAGATTATGGAGGTCGCTGATGGACAGGGTGAATTTATAAAAGAAGACGGAAGTATAGATAAAGTTAAATTATCACTATACACTACAAAATATCCAGAAATATTTGGAGATGTTGACGCATATACAGCTGATGATTTATTAACTACCTGGGAGAAGTCTCCGTTTATGATTGACAAAGCTGACATAAGAAGAAACATAAGATACCAGGAATCACTTGTTAATAATTACACTGCAGAAGGAAGAAAGGATGTAGATCTAGAACAACTTCAATTATTAGATACACAGGCTGCATTGGCTGATCAGATTCATCAAGAAAAATTAATACAGAAAGGGGGCGGTTTAGCTGGTCTTAGCGTGTACAGTTACCTAGAACCTGTTGCCAGAATTGTAGAATTTTTTGATGATCAGGCAACAAATGTTCAGGGACTTTTTGGTTATGTGGATAGTTTAAGTGATGAAGAGTATAAAAGTTTGAGAGCTAAAGGCCTTAGTGATGAAGACATAATAAGAACTGAAAAGGCCTATATAAAGGAAAAGACAGAGGCTAGTCTCAACAGAATAGTAAGTGGATTTAGCGGGGAGACACAGCAGAGTATAGCGGAGCAAGGTTTTCTTGCTGAAGCTTTTGCTACCGCAATACAATCTTTAACCACAATGGCTGTAGGTCTAGGTGCAAAAATACCTACAATAACTGCGTTTGGAATTAGATCTCAGGTATCATTAGAGAATGAGCTTAAAGATACCGATCTGTCTGACACTGAAAAGTTTGCAATAACATTACCTATGGCTGTACTTGAAGGTGTTCTTGAGGAATGGGGGTTACAAAAAATATTTAAACCTGGGGTTACTGCTTCTAAAAAACTAATACTATCTAAAGCATTACCTAAGATAAAAAAAGGAGCAACTCCTGCACAGATAAAAAAATCTATACAAAGAGCTATTGAAGAGCTTTCAGGTGGGACGATAGAAAAGATAGGTAGGGCTGGTATTTATGAAGGTATGACAGAGTTTGGACAGACGGCTTCAGAGATAAATCTAAAGACACTTGCAAACAGTATAAGCGAAAAAGATTTATTTAAGGACGTCCCTAACATGTTTACTCCTGAAGGTTTTATAGATGGAGTAAATCAAATAGGTAAAGCTACCGCTATGGGATTTGTTGTGGGTTCTGGAATAAACACAGCCTCACAAGCAAAAAGTCTAGCTAATGGATTTAAAAAGTCAGACAACGATGTATCTATGGATGAAGCCTTTGATATGATCACAAGCAATGATAGACGTGAAATATTTTTTGACAGGCTAGACCTAAGAGTACTGGCTGGGGAAATAACAGATGTTGATGCTAGAACCATAAAAGAAAATATTGATAAGGCTTACCCTTTAATGATGCAGATACCTGCTACATTTAGTAGTAATCAAAAAGAAGAAGCATACAACTTACTACTTGAAAAGCAGGAGCTAGAACAAGAGGTTAAAGATAAAAACAAAAACCTTGTGGTCGAACAGACCGAAAGAATAAATGAGATAGATAGACAGTTAGAATTAATAAGTAAAGGAGAATTAAAAGATGCCGTTCAAGAGTCAGAAACAAAGGAGGAAGTGTTACCAGATGAACAGCCCGAAATGGGACTGCAAGATGTGGGACAAGGAGACACCCAAGAACAAGAAGCTACCGAAGTACAGCAAAAAGAATTAGTAGATGATGATGTAGTCACGGAAGAGTATGTCAAAGAGTTAGAGGATATAAAGCAAAGTGATCCTGAACAATACTGGAGTGTAGACAGTGTAAGCTTGGAAGATGCCAAGGAAGGTACGGTTATATCGGTAGAGGGAGGAAAGGGTATTGTCGGTCCTGACGGTGACATAAAAGGTGTATTCAAATCTAAAGATTCTAAAGCTGAAAAGGTGGCAGATAAGATCTTGGAGGAAGCTGTTAAAAATGGGGGTACTAAGTTAGATAACTTTGACAACTATCTGACTCGTATATATAAACGAAATGGATTTAGGGTTGCAAGTAGAACACCCTTTAATGAGGAGTTTGCTCCTGATGGATGGAACAAAGAAAAACATGGAACTCCCGACGTGGTTGCGATGGTTTACGATCCTGAATCTAAGTTGGATATAGAGGAAAAAACATTTGATAATCCTGAAACTGGGTATGATGAAATGATCGCATACAGAGATTCATTTATTGAAGCTCCCGCAGCAGAGCAGGTTACTGAAGATGTGGTAGAAGACATAACTCCTGAGTTTGCAGAAAATATAAAAAACATAGAGAAGCAGGCGGAAAACGCTAGAAGGGCTATATCTAAAGTATTGCCAGGTGTAGAGATAATCACACACTCTACAGAGGAATCATACAGGAAGGCCACTGGTGAGACGGACAGTAAGAAGCAGGCCACTCGTGGTGAGTATAACCCTAATACAAAGACTATACACATCAATCAATCTAAAGCTAACAACAGAACGGTAGGTCACGAGGTATTTCATGCCGTGCTTTTAGAGAAGGTTAAAACAGATAACGCAGCAAAGGATCTTACAGATCGTATGATAAAGTCTGTTTCTAAAAACCTTGAGGGCATGCCTGAGGTCAAGGAGGCCTTGGATGAATTTGCTGCCAACTATGACCAGAACATACAGAACGAGGAAAAGCTCGCAGAGCTGGTAGGTATACTGGCAGGTAACTATGCACAGATGAACAAACCTAGTCAAAGTCTGATTAAGAGGTTTCTAGATCGACTGGCCAAGATGTTTGGACTGAAGCCATTCACTGACGGTGAGGTGGTCGATGTTCTAAATGCAATAGCTGGTAAGGTTGCACTCGGTGAGGAGATCAGTGATGTGGACCTAAAGGTTATTCCTTCACCAACCGATTCAAAAGGAAATTTAAAAACGCCATCAAAAAAATCACAGAATAATCTTAAGAAGAGAAAACAAAATATAATAGATGGAGTTAAGGATCAAGTTGTATCTGGAGAAATTGTTAGCACATCTTTACCAAATAAAGATGATGTTCATTCTAGTAAAGAATATGTAGTAGGTATATCTTCACTTGAAAAAATAGCTAATACAGATAAAAGAGCTAAGGATCAATATATTAAGATTGCTAAAGAGGCAGCTTCATACGGAATATCTAAAACTAAAGATGTAAATAATTTTGAAGATGCTAAGAAAGTTATATCTGAGTTTAAGCAAGTTGTGAAGTCAAATTTAAAATGGCTTCATGACTCAGTAGATAAAGATGTTAGAGATATATCTAAGTTATGGTATGACGGAGCTAATAAAATATCTAATGATTTAGCAAATGAATATGGGTATACAACAGAGCAAGTTTCTGGAGTAATGGCTGTACTAAGTCCTCAGATGGACTGGTTTAGAAATTTATCTTTAGGAGAAAGAGTTATTGATATATATAAAAATAATCAAGACTCATTGTTTGATGATAAAATGATAGAATTCGTTGAAACAAAAACAACTGGTACTGGTAAAAATAAAAAACCTCTTTTTAAAAATAAAGAAGAAATAATATCAAGAGTAAAAAATAAAAAATTATCCGAACTAAATGCTAAAGATCAATCATATTTTATAAGAGTTTATGATGAAGTATATAATTCTAGAAACTATAATAACATAACTCCTAACGGAGAAATAAATGGACTTGTTAGAACTAAAAGTGGTAACCCTGGTAAGGTTGGCTGGGGAGATTTTTCTACTATTGAAAAAGCTATATCTATACTGAATGATGGATCAGTAAAAAACATTTCTACAAATTTAGGTAATCAACATAAAGTAAGAAATTTCTTTAATAACATATCAAATCCTAATGATAAAAATGCAGTTACTATTGATACTCATGCTGTTGCAGCTGCATTATTAAAACCTTTATCAGGTAAATCAAAACAAGTAACTTATAATTTTGGAGGTGCATCAGCTGTATCTACTGGTATGACTGGAACATATCCCGTCTATGCAGATGCTTATAGAGAATTAGCTAATGAATTAGGTATTCTTCCTAGAGAAGTTCAAAGTATAACATGGGAAGCGGGTAGAGGTTTGTTTAAGGCTGTATTTAAATCTAACAAAAGCAATGAAGAAAAAATAAATAATGTTTGGAATCAATATGAGTCTGGAAGTATATCATTAAAACAAGCTCAATCAAAAATAGACAAGTTAGCAGGAGGTATAAGCACGCCTGTATGGTATGAATATTTAGCTGATGAGAATGTTGAATCACTAGATAAAAACTCAGCAGCTTTAGATCAAGCGGCTTTAGACGAAGAGGTATCTATAGATGATCAGGTCACAACCCCATCCAAGCGTAAGCAGAAGGACGAAGGTCCTGTAGAGCCAAGGATTGACATCAGAAATCTGAAGAAGAAGTCTGATAAGAAGATCAAGGAGATAAACAAGGGTAAGGGCCCGATACTTAGAAGACTAAGAAGATCACTGTTCGACAGACAGAACGACATAAAGAGAGTCATAAAGGACTTTGTACCTAACCCTAAAAAGGTAAGTAAGATCATAAACAGGATAGTAACAAAGGCTGGTGCGTCTGGATACGCAAACGAACTATTCAAACAACAGGACAAAAAAATATTTGGAGGTTTAGAAGCAGACCAGATAGAAAACCTTGAACTCATAATATACGCAAGACGTATAGTTGCAATCAATGAAAACAGACGTGAAAGAGGGATGAATCCATACAAAGGTATGGATGGACTTAATGAACAGGATGCTCTTCAAAACTTAGAAAAGTTTGAGAAGGATCTAGGCAAAAAAGAGTTTGATGATTTATCAAAAAGAGCAGACGAATACTTTGAGGCATTCAAGAATAATCTTAAGATGCTTAGAGATTCTGGACGTATAACAGAAGAGACTTATGAAAACCTTAAGGATGTGGAGTACTCTCCTATAAAGACTCTAAAGTATATCATACCTCAGGACACAATGACTGACGAGGATATAAATAATGCTGTGTCTACACTTGGTGTAAATAAGAAGGATATAATGAAGCTTTCAGACATGAACGAGAATGAAATACTATTCGATGCAAGATTCCTTCTTATGATGAATACTAATATAGTTGTAAGAAGATCATTTGAAAATAAAATGCTGAATGAGTTTGCTCAAGGATATGAATCAATAGACAAGGAAGGCAAGAAAGCTCTATCAGACTTTATAATTGAGGGTCCTGTAAAGAAGGTACCTCCTGGTTTCAGAAAGGTTGAATACTTTCAAGATGGTGTTAAGAATGAGATGGTTATGAGGGAGGATTATGCTAGGCAGCTTTTAGACATCAAGAATCAAAATAATTTTCTAAAAGGTTTTGGAACGATAAGTGGTTCAAATATACTTAGGTTCTTTGCGACAGGTGGTAACCCATTGTTTATAATCGGTAACACTGCAGTTGACTTCGCAAACATAGCATTCTTTTCAGACGTATATTCATCCATAAAACCACTTGCAACAGTTCAGTTGGCATATGATTTTGTAAAAAACTTTTTAAGAAAAACTGGAAGTACAAATAATTACAACAAAATTAAGATGGAGTTTATGGAGCACGGAGGTGCTATGGACTACCTATCTACAGACGGTCTTAGAATGGTTCAGGAAATGAGGCTAAAAAATAGAATACTTAACAAATTTCAAAAAGGTTTAGCCGCATATGCTAGATTTATGTCATACCTTGGAGAGACTGGTGAGATGTCATTCAGATTAGCTGTATATGAAAGGGTTAAGAATGCAGAGATTAAGAAGTTCGAGAAAAAAAATGATAGATCTCCAAATCAGCAGGAGATGGATGACATAATGTTTGAGGCAGCTGCACAGTCCAGAGAGACTATTGACTTCTCACAGGGAGGTACCTGGGTTAAGCAGATGGATCAGGCACTGCCATACTTTAACGCTGCAATGCAAGGTCTTAGAAGACCGTTGGATTTTGCAAGAAAAAACCCTGTGGGGTTCACGTCAAATGTGATTCAATATGCGGTAATGGCTGCAGGTATGACTGCGACTTCATTAGGAACACTTTTAAGATCAATTGGAGACGATGAGGAGGAAAAGAAAAAGTTGCAGGATATATTGGATTCAATATCTGAATATGAAAAGGCTAACTACCATATAATATTTACAGGAAATAAGGATAAGGATGGTAACTATCAATATGTAAGAATTAAAAAACTTCCACTAATATCAATACTTGGAACAGCTACGGAGCAGTACACAACAAAGTATCTTTTGAAGTCTCAAGGCATTGATTATGAAATAGATGAAAGTTCAATTAAAAAGGCTATTGAGCTGTCTGCACCATTAGATATAGTTGGACCTATTACAGGAGACGAGTCTGTGGGTCAGGCAATTGGAGGTATTGTAAAAAGAAACCCACTTGCTGCAGCTTGGCTTACATACACATACAACGAGGATACATTTACAGGTGAGAAGGTGTTTTATGAACCTAGAGACAAAAAAATCAAGCCATATGCAGAGGGTCTTTACGATGAAAGAGTTAATGATATATACAAGATAGTTGCACCTGCACTTGATATGTCTCCAAAAAGAGCCCAGGCGGCTGTAGAAAAACTTATAACAAGTGAAAGCACGAATCCTAGTATATCTATATTTTACGCTCTTACAAACGGATTATTTGATACAGAAGCAGATGCCTTCAAAGAAAACGCTGATACATTTAATAACGGCATGGGGCATTTTCTTGATGTGGTCAGTAAAAAAATGGTTAGGCATACCAATCCAAACCTATTGAGATATAAAGATAAGGATAAAACAGATGAGCTTGAGGAAAGAATAGACACAGATAAATACCTTCAAGATATAAAAATAAAAAAAGAAATAGATAAAAATATAAATACAAAAATATTACTAGAAGGAAAATCCAGAACGGATAAATATAAAACAGAATATAAAAAAGTGGATGATTTGCTTGATCGTTACAAACTTACAACAAATGAAAAGAAAAAATATCAATCTTATGCTAAGACAAAAGATCTAAAAGGTAAAGAGGTATTTAAAGAGCTTAGAGATATTATTTATGAAAAATCTCCAGAGATGATAGCGGCAAGATTGTATAAAAGGTATGGTAATAATCTAGATGAGGATGAGAGAAAAGAATTAAGTAAAGCATTTAAGATCTCAAAAGTAAATGATATTATATACAAAAAAGGTTATCAGTTATTTTACAAAAAGTATTACCTAAATAAGTCTCAAAAAGAGATAGATAAGTTTGAAGAATCTTTCGGTAAGATACGATAACTAAAAAAGGTGAGTAAGTCTAGCTACCTGACCATGCTCAGGGTTATGAATAAACGCCTCTACCGCCTTAGGTGCATGCTGAAACCCGTTCCTGTGATGCCATGAATCTACACCTGAGGGACTTCTAAGAGTCTCCACGCATACAGAGAACACATCCTTGGATGTCTTGTGATGAATATGATGGCCGTATATATACCTGTGCCTGCAATCGTTCCAGTTTTCTGACGCCTCGTGTGCCATAAGCATCGGAAGGTCTTGAGATTTTGCACCGTCCATATGTGTACTTCCAATAAGATTCTTTCCATATACGGTGTATTTTCTGTGAGACATATCATTATTAAACGTAATGTTTTTAGACTTACGGAACCATGACTCAATACATTGAAGCAGCATAAATCCACTCATATAGTCATGGTTACTTGGGTTGTATACCACCTCGACATCAGCGACCGACATCAAGGTCTCAATGATATCTACAAGCAATCTCTTAGCCGTCAAAAAATTTTCGTACCACATACCATCTGTATCCTGTGGAGTTTGAGATGTCGTCTGTCTCCTAGGATTATCAGTGTGAAGTACGTCATTACCAGCTATAAATATTATCTTGTCTATGTTCCATGACTCAGACTTTGATAAAATTCCATCAAGGCCTTCCTTTACCCTCTGTACAGCGATCTGACTGTTGTAGTCCTCACCAGTCTCAAAAGAAGAGCAAAGCTTTCCTATATGTATGTCAGCAGGATCAAAGACTAAGCAGTGAGGATCCTTTGTCTTCTTTCTTTTTATCTTCTTATACTTAGGGCTCCATTTAGAGATCTCGTCAGTAAGTTCAGATATAAATGATTCAGGATCAAACTCATCCTTGCCCGATACATTTATAGAGTAATGCTTACCCTTGTACCAGTAATGCTTGATTTTTTCTGGATCTATACCAACAGATTCGCATTCGTCATGAACACCTCTGTTGCTTATTATATTTCTTACACTCCATCTTACGGAGTCAATATTTCTATTTAAATCAAACTCTTCATTAATAAGTCTTGAGATCTCTGTCTTGTTGGTGGTTTGATTGTCATAAAGATCTAGCACCCTTTGTCTATAAGCTTTCATGTGATTTCTGTAGATCCTTTAGGATCTTAATTAAATTTTGAATATTATCCTGCAGCTCCAAGTTTTCCTCATCCATTAAAGATTCGTAGATTGAGTCAGTCATGCCATTGATTTCTAACATTATAGCGTTTACGTAGTTTACATGACTCATGTCGCCAAATATATTGATTTTAAATGTCATAACAAAGTCCAGAGAGGTATTTTTTATTTGAGATAGAGTAATCAACATGGTAACTGTTGATATCTTTATCCTTGATAAACCTCTTTATGAACCTCTTGTTAAGTGGCATAAGGTTGTCGTCAAGAGCTATAGGTATTTGATTTATCGTCTTATCTATCTTAGGAAGTCTCGACCTCATAGATATAGGCCTAGCCTTTAGGTTTATATCTACGCAGTATACACCTCTAGTACCTTCCATTTTCTATCCTTCTCTTTATAACCTTGAGCATACTCATGTCCTGACATCTCCTGATGTCGTCCATTATATCTCTCTTTGGTGGTATATACTTCTCGTAGTAGTCAAGAAAGACCTTATAGTCCTCGATGTCCTCTAGAAATAATGGATCCTGTATCTTCATCCACTGGTGATAATTGTTTATGGCGTGTATCACCGTGGCATGTGTACGATTAAATAAACTACCTATATAGTTGAGTGGGTATTCTTGTTCTCTTAATACAGCACATAAGAAGGCCCTTTTGTGAACCTTCTCTCTGTATCTGTGTTTTTTGTCTAAGCCATCCCTTTCAATGACGTGCAATATCTTGTCTATCATACTATTTATCTTGATTAATTTTTTCCATCTTTTCAAAGTTTCTACTAACCTCTACTTTGTACTTAATCATTGTCTCTGGATCTATCCATATCTCGTACATACCATTCTTAAAACTTTGATGTAGCTCTAACCTGTCCATCATAGCGTTTCTTTGATTCTCTCTGTACTGTGCAAATATTTGATTTTCTATACTCATTTTATTTTATTTTGTTTGTTAATTAATATTCTAATTTCTCTACCCAAATCTGCATCGTTTGGATACATAATGCAAAGTTCTTCTATTGTTAATTTATTGTCTTTATCGTTAGGATCGTGCTTGTATACACTATCTTTTACCTGTCTTAGTTTATTTAAATTCTCCATCATATATATATACTTTTACTCCGTGTTTCTTAATCTCTTTTATTCTGTACTCCTGAAGTGGTCTAGGCTTCTTCCCAGGCATCTTGACCTCATAAAACTCAGCGTCTGAGTCCTTGGGTATCGCAATTAGATCAGGTATACCTGGCTTGTTTGTCACCGACAACTTAATAACATAATAACCCTTAGCCTCAAGCTCCTTTATTAATTTATATTGTATCTTTTGTTCATTCATATAAGTACTTATATGTCATTCACAATCATCAAAGTCCATCTCGACTTGATTGATTAGTCTGTTCTCATAGAACTCTATCTGAGCTTGGACCTGTCTCTTCTGGTACTCTATCTGCTTTAAGCTTATGTTTAAAGATGCGAGTGTCTCTTTAAGATTTATTAGATCTTTCTTAATCTTTTCCTTTTTCATAATCCTTCTTAAATATGTTTATGGTGTAACTCTTTTTCTTCTTTACCGCTGTGTATATCTTATCCTCTATACCTCCCTCGCTGAATACCCAGTATACCTTGTTGAATGTCCTCTCCATTGTGGTCATCCTGTCCCTAGCCTGCCAGTAGCTGACGGCAGAGAAGTCTATGTTGTAGAAGACGATGTTCTCAGCATTCCTAAGGGATATCCCCTCACGACCAGAAACGATCTGAAGTGCGATAGACTTGTCGGTTGCGTCGAAGTAATCTAGGTCAGTCGTTATAGTGTCTCCAAAGACAGACTGAAGGCATTTCAATTCCTCCTTAAACTTGTAGAATATACCGATCTTTTTACCCTTAAACATGTCACGGATAAAGATAGCCTTGCTACGATCTATCGTCATGCTGTTGCCTGACTCAAATTTAACGGTGCCACTATACAGTTGGTGTAGCTTCTGCATAAGCTTTGCAGGTGTCTCTCCGAGTATAACCTCCTCATCACCCTCAACCACTAGATCCTTACTAAGCCTGTCGCATATCTGGTACGTCCTATCCTGCATCTTAACATACAGAACCTCTTCCTCTATCTCTGTAGAGAATCCAGCCTCCTTCTGAGTGTACGAGATCATATACGGAGACACAGCCCCCATAATCTTTTCCTCTATACCCCTGGAATAGTCATTTACCATGAAGCTGTTTATCTTTTTCTGAAATACATTTACATAGTCGTGTGACCATGCGTAGAAGTTTTTGTAATGTCTGAACGGATTGTCGGGATGAACATAGAACTGGTGATACACCTGACTAAAAGACTCTGGTGTGAGTGTACCAGTCATCAGTATCATCTTAGCCCCATTGATCGATAGCATCTTCCTTATCTGCCTAGTCCTTATACTTGGCTTAGGAAATGCTGACATGGTGTGTGACTCATCACAAACCACCACATCAAACATTATGTCATCTATCTTGTGTATCGACTCGTAGTTCGTTATAGTAATATCAAACCCTGGATCCATCTCATTGTAGTCAGACCTTATTGACGATATAGCCTTCTTCTTTGTAAGAAATAATACCTTGGTAGCCCCGACAAGCCTACATATCTCTAAGGATGTGTAAGTCTTACCGAGGCGTACCTCCATCGCAAGGCAAACTATATTAAGCCTGTTTAGTATGTCTGCACCTCTCTCCGATATGTCTACCTGATAATCTCTTAGTCTCATATATCAAAAGTTTAGCTTCACCTGTTCAGGCTCAAGTTCTATAAATTCTACCATCTTTCCATTAGACTTACGTGTAATGATCGGCTTGCTGTCGTACTTAAACTTGCCGTAGCTGTCCAACCATTTGTAAAATCTGCTGTGGGACACCTTAAACTTACCGTATGGTCCGTAGTCAGGGTACTCCTCTATAAAGTTATTGAAGAGCTCCATACCTAAGAAGGATGTGCCTTTTTCTGTGTACACATTTTCACTGCTGTCAGCCCATTCCCAGAAGTCTGAGTTGGTCTCTGCGATAAAGTTCCTAACCTTAAGGTTCTTGAACTCACATACAACAAGACCTCTTTTCAAGTAAAGCTGTAGGTTGTCTATCATATAGTTATCAAACTTAGACCACTCCGAATCTGTCCACTCGCTGAATAACATGTGACCGAAGTCACTCTCAGGGGTAAAACTCTTAGTGTAGTACTGCTTGAACTCTAAGTCCCACTTACGTCTCTCGAAGCTGTTACCAGCACCCTTGATCGCATAGTTTGTTGTTATTACAATCTTTGGCGAGTACTCAAATGGAATATGTATCTCGTCCTTATTCTTCTTCTCAAGGGTAATACCCTCTGTGATTACAGAAAATAGTCTCTCAAAGTCAAAATTCTTTGCAACATCATCGAATACAAGTGTCTGCGTGTCTACCTGAACCCTTTGGTACGGGAAAGACTTTTGAAAGGAGAATCCCTTTCCATCTATGATCACCATCTTCTTGATGTGACTGATAGACTTGACAAAGATACCCTTACCAGTACCGCCCTCAGGATTGTCTGAAATAATCTCGTCATTAAGTATCACTGCAGGGCAGTAGCTTGCAGGTTTATGTGAGTGCATCAGGTATCCCAATGTGCTCTCCATCGACCTGGTGCTGTCAGACCTCTCTCCAGATATGTTCTTTATAAAGTATCTAAACTCAGAGTCATTAAAATCTGATTTTATAAAGTCCCTGCCTATCTTCTGCTTCTCCCAAACATGCCCCTTAAGGTTTTTGTAACTTATGGTCTCCACGCTATCCTTGGTCACCTTTACCGCACAATTCATGTAGTACAGGTAGGACTCCTCGGTATTGTCTACCATAAAGTTTGGCTCTATTCTTGAGACATAGTTTAAAAATGTCTCCTGAAAGAACTTAGTATTCAGTGCAAAAAAGTTATAGACCGACATGTCATCAATCTCTAACAAAAAGTCAAGAACAAAGTCCTTGATCATCTCCTCGTTTACATCTGATATAGTGTTATCTACAACCCTTACAAATACAAAGTTATTGCTACCCACTGGGTAGTACTTGTAAAATCCATTGCCCTGAAGAAACAATCTAAACAGGTGTGGAACCAGGTCAATCTTACCCTTACTATTCTTAATCCAAAATTCATTGAAGTCTACAGACTTAACCACCTCATCGACATCGACGTCAACATGATCTGCCTTTATCTCTTCAATGGGCACACCCATCTTTACTTTTTTCTCTATCTCTGAGGTTGTTTCTATATCCTCGTAAAACTTGGTGTTGTGACCTGAAATATTTTTATACGCACTCTTGACTATAGACATAATCTCTGAAGACTTCTGACCAGTAGAGTCGTAGGAGTTAAGTGTACTAAAGGCCTCGTCCTGGTTTATACCAAACTCATTCAGTGCGGATGCCAGAATAAAAAGGTTGTTGTTCTTCTGTCCCTGCACCATACCATAATTCTTATCCCACCATAAAGAAAGGCGTCTTATTATCTCGTTTGAGTCTGATATCCTTATACTTGACTTTATGGGTGCCTTAAACTCTGGCTCTTTCTCCATATCCTCCCATACCATAGACATCTCATTAACAAAAATATCTGGATCATAACTCTCGTAACATACCCTGGATACATTCTTGCATGAGGTATCAAATTCCTTGCAGTTGTGGTAACTCTCAAGGGCCTTAAAATACTTCTTGTGGTTCTTTGCGTTAAATGGTATGCGTACTAGGACCTTTAGGCCATCTCCAGAGGGAGATGTAAATAAGGAATAAGTGTAAGGGTCTTCCATAAGTTCAGACCTTTTATTACTCAATGCCTGATCATCCTTGAATCCATCAAAGTCTAGACAGATTATACCACTATGTTCTATTATATCACTGTCTCGTCTAGAGTTGAATGTTCCTGAGAAGCAGATAGCAGGAAGTCGTTTCTTTAACTCATTCCTACTACCCTTCTCGTCCTCCAACCTAATCTGCTCTATCAGATCCTTTGAAGAGCCGTTACGTATCCTCTCAATCGCCCGATCAAGTTCAATATGGTACGGCTTATCAGTATCGTTTATTGTTTTGAAATATGTTATCATCCTTGCGTAGGGTATTAAATTAGATTAAAAAAAACACCGAGCCCCATACAGTCGGTGTTATGGGTTTTTACTGAGTATGGTCAGCTAACCAAATAGAACCCTAACTATTCTTCACTCATCATGAAAACATCATGTCTTAGAAGGGCATTTGCTCCTGTGGTTCAGAGGCTTTAACCTCGATCCTCCAGGCCTCAAGCGTGTTGAAGTACTTGACATCCCCCTGGGGTGACGTCCACTCACGTCCACGTATATTGAACGCTACCTCTACCTCTTGCCCCTCTCCTATGGTGTCGACAAGACTAACCTTGTCCTGCACCAACTGAAAGGAAATGCTTTGTGGGTACTTGTCTGCCTGATCGTTCAGGACAAACATTCTTTTTTTGAACTTGTCGTTCACTTGTTCTGTGTCGAAAATCTTTTCAACGACACCTGTCATTTTAAATTGATCCATTTATTTGTTTTTATTATTTAAAAATTTTACGTATTCATCTGCATAGACAACAGCCGCATTAAGTCTTGCGTCCATGTGTGCTATGTCTTCCTCTGTCAGTGTCACCTTCACAATAGTGGCACGTAGATGATCCTCAAGTGAGTCCATATAGTGCAGGCTGTCGTTCTCGTGATCTGGCATAAGTTCCTCTGGCGTGGTTGTCAGTATGTATGCGATCTCACCATCCGACCATATCTCTCCAGTATTCTTTGTGAGCATGTACAGATACATCTTTACCTGCCACTCGTACTTTGAATTGCTTGGTGGTCTCTTGGGGAAAGTCTTCTTTGACCAGCTTGACTTGATGTCTATCACCTTTCTACCCCTTTCGTCAACGATGTCAGGGTGACCCGTGCATACACCGTGTGACAGTGAGTGATGCTTATCAAACTCCTCACACTTGTGATGGTTGGTAAAAAAGATTCTGTTGTATATATCTATCGAATCGCCCTCCACATCAGTACCCTTAGTCATCTCCCTGGTTCTTATACTGTCCTTGTACTCATATATCTGCTCGTCTATAGACTGTTCGATAAGTGTCTTTGCACCCTCACCGAGAGTGACTGGTGCATTTTGCTTATCCGTTAGTTCAGCGAGCTTCTTCAACTGATTTTCCGTAAGCTTACCCTTCTTGGCCAGTAGGCCGTCGAGTGTCTCCGTCTGCTTGACCGTCAGGCCGTCTGTCCCAGTGAACAGAGCCGAGCAGTTACTTGCTCTTACCTTCAGCATCCTGCAAGGTTTTAAGTTGTGAATCAGTCAGGTCAAATGAGGCAGATATCTTCTTGACGGTCGATCGTCCGTTAGATAATGACTCCTTGGCCTTCTCCATCATATCGTCAGTGAGTAGCTTCTTGGTCTTCTTTGGCAGTGGCCTGGTACTGAAACGCAGTGCCTCTACCATACCCTGAGGTGACTTGACCTTCTCTGTCCCTAGGACGATCTGCTTACCGATATACTGATTGAAGTCGAAGGTGTCGAAGAACTTTTCCAACCTCTTAAAGTTTGATCGGTTACATATCATTGGCTTGTCGAACTCCTTGAGCTGAAGGAATACTTTCTCTTCCTTTCCAAACTCACTAACGAAGTCTCCCTGATAGATCTTTTCTATCGTCACCATACGTGGCTCATACTTTCCATTGACCTCCAAGTCCCATGAGCCGAGGTACTTGTTGTCTTTCATTAAATTTCTCCAGTGCATATTAAATTAAATTAGGGTTTACAATATTACGAATATTTTGTTAATAAGTTACGGTATTTGTTGATTTTTTTTTGCACATCTATGCGACTTTCCCGTAGTTGCTCGATCATACGCTCATTTCTTGAGCTTATGTATCGTCTCATTATATCGTTTATTCTGTTCAGTTTCTGGTTGTGTACCATTACGTTTAACTGGCAGCATCCTTTCATCCATCCCTCGTTGACAAATATTGGGTATATCTCGTCCCATCTGTTGTCTTCTGTGATTGGCTCGTACTTGTCGTTGCGTGTCATCACGTTGTGTAACTCAATTCGTCCATCCTTGTGGAACTTTTCTATTTTTACACCCATGTCGACATACCAGTCGCTATACTCTGTCCAGTACATCTGCTTGGTCTGGTCGCTTACCAGGTCGTCCCAGGCCTTCATAGTCTTCTGTATACTAGGTCATACGTATATCCGTCATAGTCATCATAACTGAATAGGTATGTGTCTTTATCTTTTATCTCTCTCAGTACTACGTCATACTCGTCCTTATACTCTATAGCATAGAGTATGTATACGTGATTTTTTCTGTCACTCTCAAAGTATCTGAACATCAAAACCCTTGAGTCTTTATCCACACTAAACCCATTCATATTTACCTCATAGAAGTCATACACATGTAGGCATATTTCTATGGCTTCGGACTTGTCGTATGCCCTGCATAGATACTCTGCATCCCCCATGTATGTAAAACCTTTTGGGACATTAAATGGTTGTGCGATTAAATTAGTGCTGAACATCAGCACCATAATTAAAATTAGATTTTTCATTGTATTTGTTTTTGTATTAAATTAATTTGGTTCTAAGTCCTTTATGAGTATCTGAACGATACTCTCCTCTATGTATAACAACTCTGCCGTTTCGAAGAAGAAGTTGAAGTAGTTCAACGCCATCTCCTCATCCTCGCAGTGTATCTTTGTCAGTGACTCCTCTCCGTTCATCGTGAATTTAATCACGAAAGCTTTTCCGTTTATCATAACCTGCAAATGTATAAAATGTTACGTCCCTTACCAAACTTTCTGAGTGCGTCTTGGTAACTTAACGCCTTGATCGTCTTGCCAGTGCATAGGTTGTGACCTATCATGTAGCATATGTGAAAGCTAGTCATAGTTCACCTCCTCATCTATCGAAATCAAGTGTAACTGTCCTCTGTCTTTACACTTGTGACATTTCTTGTATGTCTGTATGTGATTAAACTTATAAGTATAATCACAATCATCACATCGGTATGTGTATATTTTTCTTTCTTTACTCATTTTCTTTGTTTTTTTTTAGATGTTGAACTATATCTTCCTCACAAGATGTAAATGTTTTAACTGTAACATTATAAATCTTTTTGAGATCATGTATAGCTCTTACACCACGATTCATGTAATGTAAATCTGTAGTGTAAACTTTTCTTTTTTCTAATGTATTAGTATCAGGGCATCTGGCTTCTATGATCCTCAATGTTCTACTCATTTCTCTTTTGCTTTTTGTTTTTAATTAAAAGTTTTTTTAATTGATATATGTCACTATGCACCTTGGCATCATACAATAGATTGCCCTTCAGTGTACTCTTTAATGCCCTAATCTCTGCCTTTATATCTTTTTCCATCATCTTAAGTATATGTTTATGTATCTCGTTATCTTTACATCATCCCCTCCATATCTCTCCATTAGTTCGTCAGTTCGATTGCCCATCAGGATGATGTGCCTCCTTGATATCTGTACCCTATAGAAGTGATCGATATCTATACCCCTGACTCGGCATACATGGTCGAGGTATCTCATCATCACCCTCATCTCGTTAGGGTTTTTGCTATCTCACTTATCTTGGACTCCAGGATGACTATCTGTCTGTCATGCCGTAAGACAGATCGCCTGTCCTTTTCCTTCAAATCTACGCAATCTTCTGGATACATGTCTATGTTCTCATCTAGTATGTCAATCTGATTGTTAAGGGACTCTATCCTCTCTACTATCTCAAGTAGTTTCTCTATCTTTTTTTTCATATCTATTTATTAATTATTAATTCTATCTCTTGCATAAGTATATCGTCAGTCATGTTATGTCTTCCCTCTACATGCATCAGGTTGTGAGGTCTCAGGTGCGTGAACTCATGTTCCTCGTACTCTATCTCGTCATTCAGTCCATTGAACGATACTTCAACGCTCTCTACCCTTACCTCATGCTCCACCTCTGCCTCGTATACCGATTGACCGACATATATAACTATGTTTCTCTCGTCTGTGTATTCTATCTCTATCTTTTTCATTTGATTTTGTTTTAATTCTTAACAGTAATATTGATTTCTCAAATTTTCATTCTCGCCCTCGTAAAACTCTTTACATAGTATGTATCCCTCTCCGTATTGGTCTGTCCCAATCTCAACATCTTCTGAATTCAGCACAAGTCTCATGGTGTGGTAGTACCATCCACCCTCCTCATGACCACCGAAGTGTTGCTCTCTTATGTATATAGACTCGATTTTTTTAGACTCATGTGTCACCTCGTAAAGTCTTTTGATTGTTTCAAGGTCTGACTCATCGAACTCTATCTCTACCGATACATTCATCTCTGTCTTTGGTTGAAACTTTTTCGACTCGTAGTACTTATCGAAGAAGTCCTTGTCGTCTGTCAGGTACACATCATCCGAGTATAACTCATCTATCGTGTACGCTACTTTCTCCCTGTCGTATTCGTCACAATCGAATGGTACGAATTGGAATCTTTTTAACTGATATCTTTTCATCTCTATAAATTTTTAAGGTTAATAAATTTCCCGTTGAATCTGATTCTTATGTCAGACATCTTAATCTCTCTTTCCTCGTCATCCGATAGCATCTCAAGTAGGTTGTCCTTCATCTCCTTCTTCGTCATTGAATATGACATCATGTTGTTGCCGTCTGTCATGTCGTAGTCGTAGAAGAATCCAGTTGGACTCTCCTTTATGTTGATCATTAATTTTTTCATGTGTTCAATTTTAATTCGTTAAACGTAATCTCTATGTCTGTAGGTATCTTCTGCTCAACACCATATTCGTCTGTACCTATCACAAGGGTAAACATATAGTTGCCCTTTGTGTCGTACATGTCCTTCTCCTTGCAGTCGGTCAGTACTATAACCTCTTTGTCTAAAAGTGTCTCAAAAATTCTCATCTCCATAAATTTAATTGGTTAGTAAATTACTTGTACCAGATCTCGTCCAATACATAGTTCTTGTCTCGCATCATCTTCCTGATGAACGCATTTAAGTGTTGTTTATTGTTCAGTTGCTTTGTTATGTACCATGACCTACCGTCAGGTAGTCTGAACTTTATCTCTGCTATAATTGTATCCATAATGTGTTGATTGATGTTGGTTTTTGTTGAAAGGTGTTAAGAAATGTTGGTTTTTTTTTGAACCAACATCTCTGTACCCCTTGTTATTACTATGTTTCTTTAATGAAATGTTAGAATGTTAGTTTTTTTCCTTCTGTGAGAAAAAAATAAAATATATATATATATAGTACTATTATGGGGAGATATAATTTCTCCACGATTTGTAATATTTCTAACATTCCAACATTATTGTCTGTAACCGATTGATTGTCAGTCAGTTAGACGATGTTGGTCTGTTTTAAAACCAACATGGCGTAACATTCTATCGGCTAATTGATTGATTGTCAGGCAGGTATGTTAACATTATTGGTTTTTATGGTTTCTAACTAACTCGTCTATCTTCATCTCCAGGTAGGTCGCCTTCTGCGTCATAGTTCCTGCACCCTGACCTTTCGGTAGGTCTATGTCATTGCCTGACTTGAAGTCGTGTATCGCCTTCTGATTGTTACGCAGACCTTTTACAACTGCATTGCGTAGGTCTAAGGTTACGTTTGTGATGTCGAGGTATAGTTTACCCTTCTCAAACCATCCTCCAAGATGATTGTCTATTGAGTATAACTCTACACCCTTTTCTTTTATGTATTGCCTTACTGCATCTTCGACATCTGATATAGTGAACCCACCATTCAGTGTGTTGTGTATCTTCTCGTGTCCGAAGATCGAGTATGCGTATCCCTTGAACTCATGCTCTCCTGATACAAGGTTGAATGTTGCACCACCATTCTCAAGTAATGCTCTGCTGAATTGTTTTAAGTTTTTCATCTCTATTTGTTTTCTTTGGTTAGTAATAATTGTATCTTGTATTTCATCCTCAATAGGAAGTATCCGATACGACTTTCATCATCTCGAAGTAGGTTGTACTTGTCTGATGCTATTAGTTTTTTTAAATAACGTGTCTTCATGATTTATTTTTGTGGGTTATTAATTAATTCTACATCTTGTAATTGCTTTCCAAATTCGTGTGAATGTAATGCTCTCTTGTATGTCATTGTCTTGTACTTATCAGGTCTACGTAATGACTTTAATACATTCAATGCAGTAGTTCCGTTAGGCATCTCGTATTCAATCAGGAAGCCATTCTTACTTGTCGCTACCACAACACCATCTCTGACTCCTTGATTTCTGTAAACATCTACCTGCAACCCTATACTTTTATTGTTCTGTATTGCCTTATATCTATCCACGATTCTGTATAGCTTTTTTAAGAATGATTCATCTACATTTGATACCTCTAAGATTTCTCCAAAGCTATCGTCCATATCTCCTACCTTATCCAGGTAAGATGCAAGACTATTTAAGTCTCTTACTGTTGCTACGTAGTTCTTATTGATACGTAGGTATACATGTTCTATCTTATTCATTTCTATTTGTTTTAATGTGTTATTACTAATTCGTCTTTGTCCGTTCCATGTGCTACGGAATTATATGCCACCAATGTTATCATAATTGATATGATTATCATTGTTACTACACTCATTACTTTTTCTGCTCTTGCCATGATTATTTGTTTTTATTGGTTATTGTATTCGTAATCGTTTATAATTCTCATCAGCCCTATGATACCCTTGTCATTACCTATCTTCATATCCCATTCCTCTGAATCTTGGTGGTGTATTGAATGACCGATCTTATCCAATGTGGATAGATGACCATTCATCTCTATCTGAATCAAGTCGTGTAGGGTTACGGTAAAGAATTCCTCTATACTATCTATGAATACCATTGATAACTTTTTCTTTTTAGATATCTCATCCATTTTTATTGCTAAATTTTTTAATGCTTCGTTCATGATTATTTGTTTTTATTGGTTATTAATTTTCTTAATATGTCATTGGTTAAATTCATCTCTGTTTCTGCATAGTATTCTTCATCTACAAAGTCTTCAGATTCCTCTACATATTTATCTAACATTGGATTTAATACATCCTCTAAAAAAGATAATTCTTCGTTTGTTAATTCTATCTTGTTCATCTCTATTTTTATTGGGGGGGGGACTTTCATCCCCCATTGGTTATTAATTTATCTCTCTAAATTTCTATAGTTTACTGATTCTCTTAGTATTAAAACGCAGTACTTTCCTTTATACTTTGGGTTTTGAGAATTGGGATTATAGTTTAATTTATTTCCATTACTTAAAATAATTTGTCTTCCGTTTCTTGCAAAGTCTACTATGGTAACCTTGTACATATCGCAGTAGTTGTAATAAGTGCATTCGATAGGGTTAATAAGTAGTTCGGCTCTTGCAAGTGTGCGTTCTTCTTTAGACAAACCATTTAATCGATTAAATAATTCGCTTTGTAATTTTGCTTCTAATTCTCTTTTGTTTAATCTTTTCATGATGTTTGTTTTTATTGGTTAGTGGTCGGTAGGGGAATCGAACCCCTACTCCCAACCGTTCCGACCTAATCTACATTTAAGGGTTTTACAATCCCACCTACCCTCAAAGGACTATGTTTAAAGTGTTAGCACACAAATGTAAATTTTGATGTTTTCGGTTACATTGACTCACGAACGTCTTTGGTTTTACCTTCAGCAATTGCTCAAGTTAAAGACTTGTGTTCGGCTAGTCGTCAGCCACCTGCTATGTATGGTTAGTACTCGCAGTTCCGATATTAATACCCTCGAAGGGGGAGTGGAACTTTTTGCTTCGCCCTCTAGGGGTTACTAGAAACGTGTTATCCTATCACGTGATTTCTTTAGTAGCGTGGGCATATGCCCCATGTCCTTTCATCTCATTCGCTATGGCTTGTCGCCTCGTTGTAAATCTCAACAGTTGCTCGTTTGCATCTGGAATCAAATCTCGTAATACTTAATCGTTCTCACAAGGCTTTTTTGGTCGGTGTTTGAAGATTACATGAAAACACATAGACCGATCTAAGTAGTAATACGTAGGGGGTACTAAGTAGTTATACGTAGCGTGACACTTTTGTGTGACATTATTTTGCTTTGTAATCCATTGTAAATCAAGTACTTATAATTAATTTCTTATTAACAAGTATTTATTATGTTTTTTATTAGGTATCGCTTCGGCATATGCTATTCTCTTTCTCTTAATGTGTAAGTGAAATAGAATATATGTCGCTTCAGATAGACATATCGGAATATCGGCTCTACAGCCCCCGTCATTACTGGATTTTTTTATATCTCTGATTTTTAATGGTATGATACTAGCGAGATGTTAAAGCCTCTTAAATCGCTTCTAAATGCCCTCTATGAACATTTCGTCATTTTATCAACATTTACTATGCATGCATATATTATGCACGCATAACAAATCGATCGACCAATCAATTACTATGCTCGCATAATAAATCATATTGCCTCACGCATGTGTGTGCAGACGCACACGTACACACATACGTGTGTACACGCACATGTGCGTACATGCGTACATGCGTACATGCGTACA